ATTGTTGATGAAACTGTTGATGTCTTTGATATGATAAAATTATTGTTGATGTCTTTGATGTTGAAATTGTTGATGTCTTTGATGTTGAAATTGTTGATGTCTTTGATGTTGAAATTGTTGATGTCTTTGATGTTGAAATTGTTGATGTCTTTGAATTTGTTGATGATCTTATTGATGAAAATGTTGTTGAATTTGATGTTGTAATTTTAGGATCTTATTTTAAATAGCTTTGAATTTGATATTGAAAATGTTGATGAATTTGATGTTGATGTCTTTGAATTTGTTTATAATTTTCATGAATATTTTTAATTTTCATTTTGAATTATTTTTTTAAGTTATTATTTTTTTAAAAACTTCGTAAAAACTTCGTAAAAAAATTTCGTAAAAATTTTCTTCGTAAAAAGTTCGTAAAAGTTTCGTAAAAACTTGGTAAAAACTTCGTAAAACTTTTTTTGGTAAAGCTCGGCAGGTAAAAAACTTCGTAAAAACTTCGTAAAACAGTATTTGAGAAAAAACTTCGTAAATGGTTGGTAATCAGGTAGATACAATATTTGATGGATTGCAGGTAAATCATCAACAATCGAAAACTATATATACTATGACACTATATGTATTACTATGAAGGCAGTTAGAATTAATACAAAATTAAGAGATATGTTGAAGGATTATTCTGATATTAATTTGCCATATGATGCAATAATTAATAGATTAATCCATGAAGTATCTGATTATATGCCATTAGTTGAATCTGATGACAGGAATATTAATATTAACCTGCATGAAGATACAACTGATAAATTAAAAGCATATGCACTTACTAAGGGAGAGTCATATGAAAACATATTAATCAGAATGTTAATCATATCACAAAGTTTAAATAGTAATTCAGAATAATATTTATACTGACTATTTTTGAAATATTCAACATTTATTTCATTTTTAGTCATTCCTTTAAAATAGGTGAAGGACTTATCAACCTTCACCTTCTTATCAAATTAATTAATTTATCGTTAGGGTAGTGTGATTATATCATACTATCCATTATCATTCCTATTCTTTTTGTATTGTCATGTATATTATATTCACTTATTTTTTTGATTAGTTATTTTTTTGCTTGATTATTCTATGTGATCTCTTATTGTATAATCATAAATTCCTGAAAATTTTGTATTTCTTATTTTGAAAACCTCGGAAAGTCCTGACATTTTGCCTGAAAATTTGGGGAAGTCCTGTTTGAAAATCTCGGAAAGTCCTGAAAATTTCTTTGAAGTTATTCTGAAAAACTGGGGAAGTCTTGACATTTTCCTGAAAATTTTGGAATGTCTTATCTGAAAAACGGGGGAAGTCTATTGGAATTTTCCTGAAAAATTAGTTGGAAGAGTATCGAAAATTCCTAAAAAATTAGTAATATAAAAAATGAAAAATTAGGGAAGTTATCTTCTTTCGATTTCTTTCCCATATAATTTGGTCAAATCTTCTCTAATGGATTGCCATTGTTTAGTTGTGAATTTGAAGAAGTAGTTGTATTCATCTGTGTAAATTCCAACTTGGTTATCAGTCCATTCTTTAAATATAACCATTCTGTCAATGTTTCCTTTGTGAAAATTTCTTTTGATGAACTCCATCACTTTGTCGAAAGTTTCTGTATTGCCATATGCTCTGCCAATTTTGTCTGCATACCAAATTTCTACATAAACCATAATTATCACCTATAATATTTCAATGTCATTTTCTTCACAAAGACTGTTAATACAATCACTTAATTCATCACAATCAATGTTTAATGAAGTGATGGATTTAGGTATTCTCACTTCAATATAAATTATGCCAGTTTTGGTCTGCATAGGTACATTGATTATATGATGGTTGGATTTGTTGAATAATTCAACTGCTCCTTTATGTACAAGACTATCAAATGTTTCGCCTTTGTGTCCGACTGCTTCTAATTCTCTTTTTGTTTCTCTACTGATCCTGATTGTTGTACTCATATTCACCATCTCTGATTATTACATTTGGAATTTTACTCCATCCATTTAATGAAGTGTAATTGTTTCTTGCATTGATTGAAGCATTAATAGCTTCTAAAATAAATTCATCATTGAATTTGTCTGAATTGTGTAAGAGTTCAGACATTCCTATCAATCCTTTTAGAGTATTATATGCATCTAAAAGTCCATCGCACCCACATGATTGTATCATTGGGTCATCAAGTAGTTCAAATATAATTTCCCAGTATTCCATTTTTTTCATCTCCGACAATTGTTGTCTACTTTGTATATTTAGTCTACAAGTATATAAACCTTTCGGTTTTTCCTGAAAAATTAGTTAAGATAAAATCGAAAATCTCGGAAAATGCTTCAAAAATAGTTTAAGGGATAATACATAGGACAAATATCTCGGTCTGCAAACCTCAAGCGATATTGTATCCTATGGCACTTCTCCGAGAAGAGGCAACTTTTTGTCTAAAAAAAGTATAAGTGCATACAATACTTTGATTATTATTCTATATAATATTATTTGTTATCAAATGCTCCCATAAAGTTTATATACTATATCGTTCATAATGTTAATCATAACATTGTTTCGTACTGCAATACGAATTAGTGTTATGGGATTAAACAAACCGAGAATATAAATGTAGGAGGCAACAAAGTGAATAAGATATTTCATCCTGTTAGTGGTGAAGAAGGTTATTTTTGCACTGAACAGGAAAAGATTTTGATTGATGCTATTATTATTGATTATAGTAATCAATTAGTAGTTCAGGAAGCCTCTGCCACTGGTAGAGGTGTGTCTGATGAGTAATCAGGGTTTATTTGGAGCTATCGAACAGTATTGGACTGTTAACGAAGCACCACGATTAAATCGTAGGAACACTTATTTTAGGGATCATTTCAGAGTATCCAATTATAGTGCTTTGAAGGTATCTTTAGTAGTATCTATTGTAGCTACTGCTATCGTTATTTTTTGGAGTGTGGGATTATGAATGATTCCTATAAGAGAAATTACATTGTATTATTCGATGGTAATTTCTACAGAGTCTATGAGAGATTATCTAAAACCATCCCATTCAAGGCTTATAATCCTGAAAAACACATTGGGATAGGATTATCCTTTGATGAAGCTATTGTGGATTGTGGTATACCTAAATGGCAAATCGAAGATGATGCTTATGAGGTGGTTTTCGATGAATAATGTCGAATTATTTTATAGGTTTGAAGAGATTTGTCCTGTCAAATTAATTGATGAGTCAACTCTCGATGAACTTATAAGTGATTGTAATGTAGCCTTCAAGATTGTTGGATATGAACCTGATAATCTTGAAGAGTCTGCAAGATGGGTTTACTTGAACATGGATAATAAGATATTATTCCATTTTGTATATTCTGTATGGAGGTGTGACCATGGATTCTGAAGAGTTCAGACAATGGCAGGATGCAGTATTACTGCATTGTCAGGAAAGGGATAGGATTGTCAATGATAGGAGAGAGTTGAAATCTCTTCTTGAGGCTCATCTTCAACAATTCTTCAAATATGATTCCATTGAGATTGATAAGGATTTCAATAAAATCGAACTTAAATGGAAGTCAGGTGTCAATCCAGTCATCCGAACTGGTATTGATGATTTGGGAATGGAATGGATTATTAAAGCTTCTACTGATGACAAGGCTTTTCGCATTGTTGCAGTGGAAGTGTATCCTTTTGGTGTTCCTGAAGGATATGTTGAAGATATTAAATCTGTCAGTCAGTAGAGAAGATTCTTCTTCTCTATTTATCTTCTGTTGTGATTCAAGCTCCATCATATCGAAACACGAATATCATAGTGGTGGTGTCCTATGATATTTTCATTATTAATTTACAATGCGATGGCTTATGGTGTATGGTGTGAAGTTCTAACAATCTTTTAACTTTCAAAGTATCGAAGGGAATTATATGGTGGGGCTTGAATCACCATAGAAGATATGGTGGTAAAGGGATATATAGCGAAGAGGTGATAGGATGTTGTGGCTTGTTGATTATATTAATCCCCACGATGACTCTTCGGATTGTTTAGTCATTGAAGCAGATTTCAAGGATGATGCAGAGGATTTAGCAACCGAAGAGTTGAAAATCCTTGAAATTCCGAAGAGATATATCATAAACATTGAAGAATTTTCTTGATAAGATGTTCTTCATGGGATAATATGGAGAGTTTTCTTGATGTATGGGATTATTCTTCATGGGATAATATGAAGAGTTTTCCTGATGTATGGGATTATTCTTCATGGGATAATATGAAGAGGTGACAAATTATGGTAAAAATCGATTCAGGCGAAAGGAAGAAATCTCCGATGACTATGAGATTATTCCTTAACAGTGTAAAAAAATGGCATAATAAAGATGGTGTGCCATTAGTTGTTGAAAGTGTCGGTAAACTTGTAGAGTCCGACAAAGAAGGTGAAGTTTCTATACCAGTCGAATTTGGTATTGAAGGTGATATGCCTAAATGCTTTGCAAGAGTCATTGATGATAAAGGCGAAGTAGTGAAAATCGAAGATGAGTTCGGTGAAGAAAAGGACAAAATCGAAACCATCTCTAATCCTGAAAATGTTACTGGATGGTTTAAGATGAAGATTGAAGATCCTGAAAATGATGAGTTCAAAGTGTATAATTTAGGGTCATTCTTCCCATTGTTGAATTATGCTTTTATCCAGTCAGGTGATTTGCCTGAAAACAATAAGAAGAACATCATCTTTACCTACGATGAGCTTTTAGATGCTCTTGAAGGACTCGAATTTAGATGTAAGACTGAAACAAGGAAATTTAAAGGAGGAAAACCTTATCAAGTGATTATTCCTTCTGAATAAAGGAGAATCGAATAATGGAATATGTAGAAATTTATGATGGTAGTAAAGTTTCCTGTGATTTGAATGGCAGGAATTATACATATTCCTTTATTGATGGTGAAGATGAGTTCTCTAAAATTCATCCTAAATCTCCATTGGAGCATTCAGTCAGGACTGATGTTGGAAAAGAGATTTATGAAATATTATCTCGTGAACCTATCTCTGCAACTTCTGATTCTGAAAGGGAGAAGATTCGTAACAGGAAGTTAGATAAGATATTACAGAACTTGCAGGATTTATTAGATAAAGCTTCATTTGATGAAGAAGCAGAGTCTAAAAAAGAAGCAGAGTCTAAAAAAGAAGCTTATCAGACTTATTATGAAAAATTTGAAGGTAATCGTGAGAGATTAGGTTATACTCCATTGCAGTATCTTGTGAGAATATTTGAAGCTTATGGTGTTAATTCAACTCTTGAAATCTTCAAGGCTTATCTTGGATATTTGCAGACATTGACTGGATTAAAGGGTACTAATGTGATTGCTATTGGAAGTCAGAGTTCAGGTAAGAGTCACATAATCGAAAATCCATTAGATTGTATACCTGATGAGTATGTGCATAAAGGTACATTTACAAAGGCAAGTTTCTTTACAGAATTTGCAGGTAGGGATTTAACTCATCATATATTCTATATGGGTGATTTAGGTGGTGTTAATGATGACCTTGCGACAATAGAGTTCAGAGATACAATTAAACCATTATCTACTGATGGATATATTAGTAGGAATTATAAGGAAGATGGCGAAGTGGTTTCTGAAACTATTACTGGTTATCCTGCATTAGTCTACACTACAGTAAATGAGGAGATGATTAATGAGCAGGAGAAATCTCGTAGTATAATCTTAATGCCACCTGAAATCGAAAAGTGGTTATTGATGATTTATGATAGCTTCAATGAAGCACCTGCAAGTGATTTTGAACTGAAAATTAGTATTGAGAAATCTAAAAATCTTGTGAAAGGTTTTACATGGTTTTTCATGAATAACTTTGAGCATATTGAGATGTTCAATCCATATATGTTTGCAGTTCAACAGTATTTGGATAACATTGATGATTTTAATCGTAAGATTAAGGAATTTAATGTACTCTTAAAGCTTGTAATAGTGCTTAATGGAGGCTTCCAGTTAAATCATGACTTGTATTATGATATTGCTACTGAAGAACCAATCGAAACTACATTAGTCATTGCATCTAAAAAAGATGTGATTGATGCACTTAACTTATTTGAAGGGTCAAGTGGGTTACTACCGACAGAAGTTGCATTGATTAAAGGTTTACTGAAAAATTATGTCTGTTATGATGATGCAGAAGGATTGAATTATGATCCTGATGGGGAATTATCATTTGAAGATTTTGTAATTGATTACAATAATCATGGTGAAGATGACCCAGTTGACTTGAAGGTTGTGCCAGTTGAAACTGATAAAGGTACTGTTTATCATGTTGAAGATTGGGATAAATCATATGAAGTATGGGATGATGATGGAACTACACGTGATGAATTTGTGTGGTTTACTGTTCCGAAAATCAAGTCATTATTCAATAAAACAAGATGGTATCGAAATATCAAGGATAATATATCCAGTAAGCTTTTGAAACTTCATGAATTTGGTATGCTTATTAAAGTAGGGAAAACTGATACTGGTGCTAACATCTATGGGATTAACTATGGTGTTGAGAACCAAATCAACAACATTGAGCCAGTATGGAATCGTACTGCGATTAATAAAGGTATTGAAGAGTTCCATCGTAAGTATCCTTCTCTTATTGAAGAGTTTGATGAGTTCATCAATAAGGATAGGAAATTGAATATTAAGTATACTGATATGGAGATTAGGGATAATGGATTATATGACCTTCCATGGAGGAGATGATTATGGATTATGAGCGATTATTTCGTAGGAAGGAACATTATCTGACTATTCCACAAATACCGACTAAAAAGTTGTTTACTGGGAATAGGCAAGTGAATAGGATATTGAATAAGCAGGAAGATGATTGGGATATTTATATTACTAAATATCCGAAAGACCATTGTGTTTCCTGCATAATCTTGGATTTCGATGATAAGGATAATCCTGATAATGCTTTGAAAGATGTTACTATATTAAAGAAATTCCTGAAGAGAAAAGGATTGAATACTGTGATAGTCCAGTCAGGTCGCAAAGGCTATCATAGTTATATTCAAATTCCTTGTCATAATTTCATTGGTGGTGAGTTGGCTCATGCGAATGCAGAAGTCAATACATGGTTTAAGCAATATATTAAGCAACTTATCGGTATTTATGATGGTAAATACTATCCAACTCTCGATGAAATTAACTTTTCTGCAGGTTTAGGTGGTAACATCAGACTAATAAATAGCAAACATCCACATGGCAACACTTGTGAAATCATTAGTGGCGAATTTCAAGAGAACATCGAACCTTGCCAATGGGATTGGGAATGCTTCGATGATTCAAAAAGGTTTGCAGAAGATAAGGCAACTAAATTCCTTGAAAAACAAGACATTAGTGTTGAAGGAACTGATTTAATTGCCGACAATGACTTGCAGATGATTTTTGAAGATGTATTCGGACTGACCTTGAAAAAATATGATGGGTATTCATATGCTTGTTGTCCTTTTCATAATGATAAGAAACCTTCCTTATTCATTGATAAGGAGAAATATGCTTGTAATTCATGTGGTGAGAGAGGAAACATCTTTACTCTTATAAAGAAGGGTTATGTGAAGCTTGATAATGATGTGAGGGTCAGTAAATGAAGTTAATTCAGGGCGATTGTCTTGTAGAGATGAGAAATCTTATTAAAGACAATGTTAAAGTTGATATGGTATTGACTGACTTGCCTTATGGCATTACTCAATGTAAATGGGATAGTATTATTCCTTTTGAAGAAATGTGGGATTGTGTTAATCAATTAACATATGAAAGGACTCCATTATTATTCTTTGGAAATGAACCATTTAGTAGTAATTTGCGAATGAGCAATATTAAAAATTATAAATATGATATTATTTGGGATAAAGTATTTCGTACTGGTTTTTTGAATGCTAATAGGCAACCATTAAGACAGTATGAGAATATTATGGTATTTTATCGAAAACAATGTTATTATAATCCTATTAAATGGGAAGGCAAAGAACTATCTCATTCCAGAGGAGTTATGAGAACTCAAACTAATAATGTGTACAATGCTTATGGTGATGTACCATATTATCCAACTAAAATGAAATATCCAACTAACATTTACAGATTAAATTCTCAAAAAGACGAATGTCATAATGCTAAAAAAGTCCACCCTACACAGAAACCTGTTAAATTATTAGAATATTTGATTAAAACATATTCAAAAGAAGGTGATACTGTATTAGATTTTACGATGGGATCAGGTTCTACTGGTGTTGCTTGTAGAAATCTTAATAGGGAGTTTATAGGTATTGAATTAGATAGGGAATATTATAAAATCGCTTGTGATAGGATTTATAATGGTCAGGAGAAGTTAGTATGAATATTCAAATTGATGATAGGGAAGATAATCGTAGGATTGCATCGGCAGTTAAGTTCTTCACTTTTCAGGAGTATGTCAAAGGCACTAATGCTTATCATGGCAACTTGAACCATGTGAATATTGAAAAATTGCCTATTGGTGATTATATTTTCGATAAGAAGGTTGCTTTTGAATATAAGACTCCTTCTGATGCTATCAATTCGATTATGGATGGCAGACTGTTCAAACAAGCAGAGCAGATGAATCAGTATCCTTTTAGCTTTGTGATTATTGTTGGTAATGTTGCAGAAGAAATTAATCGAAGGAACGAACCGAAGTATTATAATCGTTACAATAAGCTTCGTAGTTTCACTTTAAGGAATTATCTTGGAGCATTAGCAAGGTTGTATACTTATACAAAGGTTATTCATGTGGATAATAATCAACAGGCTTGGATTTTGATGGGATTCCTTGTATCTAAACTGTTAGAAGATAAATCCATTAAACCTTTGGATAAGCCTTCATTCAAATTAACTGATCCAATCGCAAGTTTCTTGGGATTAATCTATGTTAGTGATAAGCAAAGAGTTACATCTAAACAAGCAGTATTGATTCGTGAGCATCTGCATCTGAAAACATTGCAGGATTTATGTAATGTTGAATATGAAGATTTAGTTGGAATTAAAGGTATAGGGAGTAAAACTGCAAGAGCAGTTATGGAAGCTATAAAATGATAGGTAAATATTGAGAATGTATCAAGTGATTTTCGATGATGGTTACTGGTGGATTATGAAGGATAATGAAGTTCTTTCGGAGTTGGGTGGATTTATCGACCCAGTTTCACCTGAAATCATCATTAGGAGTATTGAAAATGAATTATAAATATTGGGAAGAGAAGGAGTGCTTTGTCAGGGAAGATGGGCTTGGTAAGAAGTTTTGGATTAATGTTACTGAAGCTCAAAGAATTATGACATTGTATGACTTGGGTAATAATGTTAGCGAAATCAGAAACAAAATACAGTTCAATGGTGAAGTCTATGAGTCTACTATTAGGAATTTCATAAGGAATGTGCAGGAAGGTAAGATTGAGATACCTACTGATGTTACTTATGTACCTGTTCCTGAAGATTTGACTGTTGAACATAGATTAGCTAATTTAGAAGAAGAAGTGACTAAAATTAAAATAATATTAGAGCATCAGGTATGTGATTGCAATAAGGAAGAAGAAGAATCTAAAAACTTGTTAGGGAGGATTAGAGCATGGATGTGACTGAATTGTTAGATAAGAAGCAGGAATATATTGAGTCTATTAATAATGCAAGGTATAAGATTGCAGAGTTAAGGAAAATATTGGTTGATATGAAAGCTCCTTTGTGGGAAGAAGCTACTGGAACTGTTGATGCTAAAAAAGACTACATTAAAAGTCAGACATCTGATATTCAGAAGCAGATTGATGAGTTTGAAGCAGATATTGAATGGTATTATAATATGTTGCAGTTAGTTGATGATAAATTATTGTATTCAGGGATTGATGTATGAGTAAAAAACATTATATATTTCCGATTGGGGATATTCACATCGGTTCAAAGAACTGTAATTTAGATTTCCTTAATAAATGGTTCAATGAATTTGATAAAGCAAGTTCTAATAAATCAATATATCTTATGGGCGATTTAATCGAAGCTCCAACAACTCGTATTGACTCATATAGTATTAATTTGACTACTAATGAGATGATTGAAAGGATTGTTGAGTTATTTGAACCATATCAGGAATATATAAGAATTTCTGTTCGTGGTAATCATGAAAATCGTATGCAGAAGGAGTTCAATTATGATGTTGCACAAGAAATTGCTAATAGATTAGATGTGAATTATTCTAAAAATGATTTCTTTGATGTAATTCGTGTTGGTGATAAATCCTTGAAAGTATATGGTTTGCATGGATTAAAAGCTTCTAAATATCCTGAATTAGCTATGAAGAACTTTCGTATAGATATGGCAGATATTGATGCGAATTTGTATCTCCATGCACATAATCACTACTGTGAGTTCCAGTCAAGATATTATAGGACTGGCTATGATGGATATAGAAAATATTATGCATTTACAGGTTCATTCATGGATTATTATGGAAGTTATGCTCATGATAAAGCATTAGCTCCATCATTACCTGCATTTATGAGATTGGATGTTGATAAGAAGCTCCATGTTGATTGTAAGAAATATTATAGTGATGAGATGAGGTGAAATAATGGCAATGTTAGAAATATCCGACATTGATAGTTGGAAAAACTTTTTCGATTTAATATTCGATTCATCAACCATTATTGAATTGAAATTGGATCAGGAAAAGTGCAAGATAACATTATTGAATAATAGTCATGTGGCATTCTATGATGCAGAATACGATAGAGAGTTCTTCGATACTTATGAAGTAGATGGTGCAGAGTCTATACTGGTGTATGTTGAAGATTTCTATAAGATATTGAAATCTGCAAGTAAAGATGACACTTTAATATTAGAGTCCTATGATGACATCTTGAAAATAATCTTTGAACATGATATGAATCGAAGAGTCTTTGAGATACCATTAGGTGAAGATTACAGTACGATACCACCAATGCCTGATATAGGTTATAATGGGAGTTGTACTGTACTGTTAAAGGAGTTACAGAAACCTTGCAATGATTTAGATAAAATCATTAAGACTAATAAGTTCACTTGTAATGTTCATGATGGTCATATGCATATTACAAGTCCGAAGGATAGTATGACTCAATATGAGCAGATATTCGATACTGATGAGGATTTTACTGGTCAGGTTATCGTGGATGTGGCTTATATTCAACAAGTATTGAAGTTATCTAAAATTGACAAGGTTGTTGAATTGTATTTAGGTGATGGTGTGCCATTAAAATGGAAGGTGGTTTCTCCAATGGAGGATGTATCTATTAGTGGTTTGATAGCACCAATTATCGAAGAGGAGGGTTAAATGGAATTAAAAACATTGGATAATCTTGTAACTTCATTTATTGATGTTGAAGCGAATACTGGGTTGTTTAAAAAGGAATTGGCAAGAGTATTAGATGTTCCAGTTCATTGTATACAAGACCCATTCGTTGAGTCAGAGAAAATCAATGGAGTTGTCAGACAATACTTGTATGTGGGATTATCTGATAAAGTGCCAATGGGAAAATTGTTAAATCTTGGATTTGATTACTTTGATAGTGGTTTCATTGTTTTTGAGATTGGAGATACAGTCTTATGAACAGAAGCACTATCTATGAGTATTTAAGAAATAGTGTAGAAATGGAAATCAGGTACTGGAAAATCAGCAAAGGGAATTTCCCAGTATTATTACCACCATATCGATGGGATAGAGCATTCTTACTCGTTAATGGTTCAAGGTTTACTGATTTCAGAATGATAATCTTGTTTAGTAGTGAAATGGTTGTTAGATTCGACCAGTATAATGAACAACAAGTAAATATCCCATATAAGGATATTGAATATATCGAAGTCTGCGAAGATTTGGATATAGGTTATGAAGCATTATGGAATGGTAAGAAAGTGCAAAGGTAAAATACCTTGCACCTTGTCTTTTTGGGTTAAGACATTTCTTATTTTTCTATTTGCTTGTTAATAAATGTAAGGAGTGAATAGTTACATGAAGATAGTATCATTAACAGGTACAGGTTCAGGAGTTACATATACTGCCGAAAAACTGGCAGAAAATAGTGATGTAGCATACCTGAAACCTTATACTGATAAAGAAACATTGTCAAGTGCAGAGAGCATTGTTGGATACCATCAGGTATCTAAAGAAGAGTTGGATTTAATGATCCAAACAGAAGATGTTCTATGCATTACCAAAGTGAATAATCATCGATGGGTTTATTTTAAATTTCAACTTGAAGAAGCATACAATATTCTGATAACTGATGATTATAGTGTAGTTGATTTATGGGATAGATGGGATGGAGAATTATACAATATTAAGGTTGTTACTCCTGAAAACTTGAAATCTAATCGTATTGATGTGTATTTATATGACCATGAGTTCGATGAAGTTTTTGACTATAAGACAGATGACTTTGATGAGTTGGGAGCAAGGATAGTATGACTAAACCGAATTTCAAGATAGTTGAAGGTGATTATTCTACTATCGATTATGAAACCTTCAAGAAGGATTTTATGAATCCTGATATTCTTGCAGGTGATATTCGTAAGAAGTATGGGATTTCACCGAAAAATTATAGGAAATTATCACATCAAGTCTATGAAGAAGAAGGCATCAGTAGGAAACCTTCAAGGAGTCATAGTATTCTTAAACACTATGATAATCAGGTGTCTACTGAAGATATGTATATTAGGAAATCACCGACTGGTGGTTTTAGTATTGTGAAGGTATGGGATTATAAATCCCATTACTTTGGTAGGTATCCTGATATTGAAACTGCAAGGATGGTTAGGGATGCATTGGTGGAGTCTAAATGGGATTTAAATGTTAGAGATGAGATGATTCTTAAATATTCTGTTAAACCTGCTAATCTTGCTTATCGGAAGGCAGAGAGTATGTTTGATAAGTTTGAAGAGTTGTATTTCCATTCTGATTTGAAAATTAGTGAAATCTTGAAGAAATATCATATTAGTTCTGCAATTTATGGGTATTTAATCCAAATGATTCGTAAGAAGTATGGGGATGGTACAAGAGTTACTTTAAGGAAGGCGATAGCATGATAGATGATTTTTTAGTAGTGGTGGTGGAGAAATGATTGATGTATGTGATGATTGCGAATATTCAATAGTGATTGCAGATTTGATTGAGTCATTGGCGAAGCTTGATATGTTCACTTTGAATGTGTGGACTAATATGAGAGATTTGCCTTTTGTCTTTGAGAATCATTGTGATTTCTTGTTTTTGCAGGAAGGGATAAGGATTGAAGATGATAGGGGCATTTATTATGTGCCTTACGATGGAATCGAATATATCAGGGTTGATAAAGAATGAAGGTTAAAGACTGGTTGTATGATTTGGCAGAGAATCATTATATCGACATTATCGAAAATGAAGTGGTTATTCTGCCGATTATGGAGGATGAAGATGTTTAGTTGGGAATGGTGGTGTTCACTATTCCCATCAGAGTCTACTGATGAGATTGACCCATATGAGTGGAGATGTATTCATTGTGGTCATAAGTGGAAGTTCAATCGTTGGGATCTTCTGAAGATGTTTCTGACTGGTGAACTGATTCATACTTGCCCACAATGTCAATGGCAATCTCGTTATCGAATGATAACTCATGTCGCAAGAGATATTGATACAGAAGAAATTAAAGAACATAATAGGTGGTTGGATTGATTAGGAAAACTTCATTTGAAGAACTTGATGATGGTACTGCCATATTTGAAGTGACTGTTGATGCATTGAGTGTATGGAAATTCAGTAGGTTTTTAGAACTCATTGAAGCCTATGATACTGGTAGGAAAGCAAAAAATTCCTTTGATTTGTTGCTTGAAGAAATCAAGGAAGATTATGACAAAGATTATAAAAAGGATGATGATAAGTTATGGTAGATTTCAAATCTTGGACTGCATACAACAAATTTATGAAGGAGTATGCGATTGCTTGTTGTCAGAACTGCATCGGTTATCAGGATAATGATAATGGGCAATTTGTATGTATGGTTACATTGTCACCAGTTAGGCAGGATATGTTGGCAGTTTGTCATTCTTGGCAGAGTAGTGATGGGAAAGTGAAAGATGATTTGGACTTGGATATGTTTCCATTCAAGTTTTCCAAAGATGTATGGCAGAAACTGGAAAATTTAGATAAAGAAATGACTTTTGAAGAGATAAAGGAGTTTATTGAAGATGAAGAATTTAAGAAACAAAAGAGTAACTAAATTAACAGTAGGTGACTTGAAGAAAGCATTGAAAGGCATTAATAACGATACAGAAGTTGTCATTGGTTTATATCGCAAGGATAATCCAGTTGAGTTCTGTTATCTTGCAGATGTCTTTGCAAATATGAAATTCGATTCTGTTATCAAGGACAGACTCTTCGATGCAAGTGTTGTTGAACTGGTCGGTTATGACCATAAGTTCTGTTCATATGTAGACAATAAAGGTGATAAAGGATGATTTTAAGCGATAGAGATATAGACCACATTATCAAAAGTGGTAAGGCTTTCTTGGTGAATCCATATAATGAAGAGATGCTCCAACCAAATTCCATTGATTTAACTCTCGGAGATGAATTAAAGACTGTTGGTGGCAAATCCATCGACCTTCGACAATCATCATACAAGATTAAGCCGATGGAGTTTCTGTTGGGATCAACAATGGAGAAGGTTCATATCCCACATGACCTTTGTGGTCATATTGATGGGAAATCCAGTATTGGAAGGCTTGGAGTGTTCGTTCATGTGTCAAGTGGATTTATTGATAGTGGTTTTACTGGAAATGTGACATTAGAGATATTCAACTGTTCTGACAAGGAATTTGAACTGTATCATGGAATGTCAATATGTCAGATAGTGTTTGAAACCTTGACCAGTCCAGTAGCGAAACCTTATGGTACAAGGGATAACCACTATCAGAATAGTGAAGGAACTGTATTGAGTAAGTATAAAGGATTATGAGTTTAACAGACAAAGTGAACATTGAGATTGAATTAGGAACACTTGCAACTCTTATTGCAGGATTATATTGTTCGTTTAGTGCAGTTAATCCAATTGCAGTTCCTGAAGGTGTTTGGATACTTATCGCAGAGAGATTAGCAAGGTATCTAAAAGAATGGGATTATTCATTAGAGAGCATCGAAGATTGGTGTAAGTATGATTTACTCATCATTCCGAAGCCAATGCTCTCTGATGATGATATTGAAGATTATCAGAAGAATACAGAGTATTTTGAAGTTCCTAATGGCAATGTCTTATTAGTTGTTACATTCGATATTCCTTATAGGTTGTGATAACATTGTCGGTAAGTTTTACAGATACATCTACAAGAAGAATAATGGCTATCAGATATTGAAGGATAACATCCATTATGGATGGTATGATGATATTCGATGGGCTTTATTCGATAGAGATAGATTAGAAGCTTGTGACTGGGATTTTGAAGAATTTGTATGGTTACCTGAAAAGGATAATCCATATATGGATATGCGACTGCCACCAAAAGAACTCGATAATTGGAGGCAGTATGTATATCCTCGTGATGGTGGATTTATGATACAGAAGAAGATTAATGGTCGATTGAAGTATTTTGGAGTGTATTCGACATTAGAAGAAGCTTTAGATGTGAGAGATGAGTTAATAGAGAATGGTTGGAAGATAACATGACAAACCTACTGAATGAAGAAATCATGGCGATTAAACATACGATTGCGATGTTGCGAAAAGGTGAAGTTTTAGAACCTGATGTGAGTAAGAGAGCGAAAATGAAGCAGGATATAAAGGAATTGAATATTTTGCTTGATGAGAAATTAGAGCAATGTGGAGATTATAAAGGTTGATGGTAAGAAATAGCAAATCAGTATTTAGTAACATTGGAGCTTCAAATCATAGCGACATTGAAAGGGAAAAAAATGATTACTATTCTACTGATCCTATTGCAGTTACATTACTTCATAAGCATAAACTATTAGATTCTTCCACAATCTACTGGGAAAATGCTTGTGGGGGGGGGGAATTTGAGTAAGGAATTATCTCGATTAGGATATGATGTTGTATCGACTGATAAATACGATAGAGGATTTGGGAATGTTGGTATTGACTTTTTTGATTGTGATAATCAATTTGATGGGTCTATTATTACTAATCCACCATATTCTTTTATTAATGATTGGATAGTTCATAGTTTAGAGTTAGCTACTGATAAGGTATACATCTTTGGCAGGATACAAACAATTGAAACTATTGGTAGGTACAATCGAATATTCAGAGATAATCCACCTATTTGGATTTGTCCTTTTGTTAAAAGAGTTAAATGCTATGCAGGTGATGTGAATAATTCCAAAGGTTCGGCAGTATGTTATGCTTGGTTTATTTGGGATAATAAAGACAATAGTGGAGATACAAAAGTTAAATGGTTAATATAGTTAAATTGAAATTTGCTATGACTGTTGAAGTTTCACATGAATTAGCAGATGATTTGGGAAAAGATATTGCACATGATTTATTGTGTGAAATGTATAATGGTGAAGATACATTAGATTGGGAATATATTGGTTATGAGGTGTTAATGTGACTTATAGAATTGCATATGAAGATTGTGAAGAAAAGTTCAGGGAGCTTATTGAAAAGCATATTGTATTTAATTGTAAGTGCATAATGGATTATGCGAAGGAAGGTGAGATTGGGATGGTTTTGTCGCATAGAGGTGCAGTTACTGGATTAAAGATGTTGTTGAAAGAATTAGATGGTGAAGTTGAATATTAGGTGATTTGGATGACTGAAAAAGAATGGTATATCTTATGTTATTGTGATGATATAATTGAAGCAGAAAACGAAGATGAAGCATATAAAATATTCTGCAAAAAACACAATTTCGGAGAAGAAGATGCAGAATTTGTGAGTTATGCAGAGGTTGATGAAGATGACTGAAAAACGATTTGAGAATAAAAGTTGTGGAACTTGTAAATATTTCCAATTAGATGGAATGTTTGGGATGTGGTGTGATTTAGGTAAAGATTGGATAAATGTAGAATACTGTTCAGACTGGGAAAGGTGAGAGAATGACTTATGAAACAAAAGTAGATGAATATGGTGATGAGTATTATTCAAAGGACATTATTGTAAAATGGAGATTCTGTTCTTGCAATGATGGTTGGATGGATGAAATAGATGCAGACTCTTTGTTAGAGTTTTTGAATGATAAGCCAATGGATGACATTGGTTGGTTGGAAAAAATAGAAGATTAACATTTGAGGGAGAAATATTAATGTTTAGTCAAGATGAATTTATGAGAATGATTTGGAATTATCCTGAAACTCCATATCAAAGAAGATGCAGACAATTAAGAGAATTTATTCAATCTAAATTGAATTTTAAAAGATTATCTGTCAGTAGATGTTATATAGGCAATAGGACTTTTTACAATATAGATATAAATTCAAAAACTACAAATTCATGGGATTTGGATAAATTATTTAAAGGTGTGCCATCAGGAGTAGTTTATTATAATAATAATGGTGTAAAGCATTTTGTATATTGTGTAGATGAAGAAGAACTGCATGAAAAATATCTCAATGCAGATGGTGATTTAGTCTTTGAAGAGCCATTCTGTTTATTTGATTTAGACTTTAAACAGAAGTATGATATATTATGCCCAATTAGGAGGCAATTAGAAGATAATCGTATTCAAGTGAATAAAATAGACATATGGGATGATTATTTGATGCTTGTATGTAATGGTACTGACTATGTCGAAGTCGGAGAGATATTGAATATTGATAATAATATGGTTAATGTTGTTGCAGGAGTACCAAATTTGTATATGATTAAAAGGTGGGATAAATAATGCAGATTAATGAGAATCGTGAGTTATATGACTTATGTAGAAAATACAAGTTTTTCTACAAGCAACATGAAGAAATAAAGCATTTGGATAAGTGTTACTGGAGCAAGTACATTCGTGAAGCTTATAAAGAGTCTGAACAGAATTTGAATAATGTTACAAAAGAGATTATTAAATTAATCCTGAATGACTTTATCTATGATGGTGGTGTCGAAATTAAAAGTAAAAGACCATTTGATGAAGGGTTTGCTTGTTGGGGCGATTCAAAAATGCGAAGAGTTCCATTCCCATATAAATATGTGGACTCTGAAGTCATATTTCATAGTGAGAAACTTGCAACAATTATAAAAGAAATAATGAAGGATAAAGGGTGGATTTATGGATACTGATTTACTTGGAGTGGCAACACTTATAACAATAGTATTTATAGTAATATGTATAGAAATAATAGTAGTATGGACTGTTGCATCATACCTTGCAACCTTACTTGGTGCAAGTGGGTTTGTATGGTGGTGTATAGCAATAGTTACATTTCTCATAATTAATGGGTTATTAGGTGCAGTAGCAAGTATAGGAAAATAGGTGAAAGTATGACTGTGAAGATTGATAAGTATGTTGGTATAGTAAGTGAAGATAAACTTACTGGTTGGATAAGGAATGAAGAGAATGAAGAAGTCATCATCAAAATACTGATGGATAATGAAGAGCATACTGCAAGGATGTTGCAGATATGTTTGGAGGCATTGAATACTGGTGAGTTTGAAGATGATAACTAACTATCTTGAGTATGTTAATGGAAAAATCATTGATAATCGTAATCAAAAGCAGTATGAATGTTCTGATGATGTAGATATGGAAATACTCTGCAAGGACATTAATGGAAGACTGGTGGATTATGATTTAAATGATATAACAATGAAAATGAAATTAGATACAATAAAGGAAATATTAGAATGAAATGTGAAATTTGCAGTAATTATATGACCCATATAGGGTCATGTAAATTCTGCCATTTTGAATATTGTCAGAGATATACTGATGACAGTTGGGATATACTGGAGCAGGATTTCGATAGGGAAATTCATAAAGAGATCCAAAGAAGATTAAAAGCGAAAGGCATCGATTGTATATCTGCCGACATATATGGTGATTACAACATTGCATACCTTATTGGATGTTGGAGCGGTAATGAGAAGATTGCAAGAGCATTAGGAGTTGATGAAAGAGTTGTTTATGGAAACAATGAAAATGGATTAGTTATAATCAATTTATATATGGAGAAATGTTTAAGGGGTGAAATGGATGACTAATATACACGAAACTTGCGAAAACTACAATCCAAAGAAGGATATGTGCCTAAAATGGTTTGAGGAGAATGTAAGTGAAAGATACAAGGTTTGCAGAGAATATTCAGAGTTCTCTGATAAAGAATTGGCAAGGAAGTGGAGTAATTGACTGAAAAACGATTTCCTACTTGGTATTTACGATTTTGTATGATTTTAGCATTTATAAGTGGATTAACGATTGGAGGATTATTTTTATGACTGAAAAACGATTTAGGTTAATTGATTATGAGGATGATTACTTTACTGTCGGTGATGATGAAAAGGGAGAAGAATACGATACTCCTTTTAAGGTTGTTAATGTATTGAATGAGTTAAACGATGAAAACAAACAACTTCATAGCATTATTGAAGAGAATGAGAAGGTGAAACAAATACTTAATGAATTATCAGATATGCTACAATTTGATGTGGAACATGGAATTAGGAGTTATCCAGTAAAATTAAGTGAATATTTAAGTAATGCTTTAAAGGAGTTGCAAGAATGACTGAAAATAAACGATTAATTAATCTTAATTGGATTGAACAGTATGGTTTGCAAGTTGTCGAGAAAGATGTTGAAACTCCTTTATTGATTGTACCAACAGAGTTATTTAATAAATTAAAAAAAGATGTGGGTGATTGAATGACTGAAAAAAGATTTGTACCTATTGGTGTTGAATGGACTGATGGTTTCATTCAAGACCATATTAGTGATAGAGATTTGTTTAATGTTGGAGCAGTATGTAAATTATTGAATGAGTTATCAGAAGAAAATAAGCAATTAAAAGCAGACAACAACCGATTAGTCAATGAAACTGCTAAAATTGTAGCAGAACATCAGGGAAGAGTATTGGATTTGATTGATAAACGAATTGATAAATGTGAACCGATAGATTATGCAAGGAATATTGAAGGAGATGTTCCAGTATTTGATTGTGAAACTGCAACAGAGGTTAGAGTATTGAATGAATTAAAAATGGAGTTAGAAAATGACTAAACGATTTACTGTAATTCGTAAGAAAAATCCAGTGTCAAAAGAAATGGGGAATTATGTTCAAGATAGGGGTACAACAATCCTTAAATTAGGTTTTCTTGAAGATTGTAAAGATGTCTGTGATATCTTGAATGAGTTAAACGATGAAAATGATGTTCTCAAACAACAATTGAAAACTAAATATATTGTTAATAAACAATATGAAGAATTACAAAAGATTAAAAAAGAACATAGGAAATTACAATTAGATTTTAATGATTGTTGTGCTATTATTACTAATTTAAAAGAAAGTAAACTGGATATTGAAGATGAGAATGAGCAGTTAAAACAAGGAATTATTGATTGTATTTTTGAAGGAGAATCGTTGCAAATCTTTGCAGAAGAAATGGGGTTGATTGAATGACTGAAAAAATGATTAAACTTTCTGTTCCTTGTGAATGTGGTGGAATATTAAAAAGACATTCAAGTTATACTGGAAAGATATATTGGTATTGTAATGAATGCAATCGAAGAATTGAAGGGGATGAATTTAATGACTGAAAAACGATTCATTCATCAACACATAATTAGAATCGATTATCCGATAAGAATTGATGTTAGAGATACTGAACCAATGATTAAACATATTAAATCAGTAATCACAAGAGAATTGGGGAAAGAACCAATAATTGAGGAGTATTTATTATGACTAAAAGATTCAAGTATAATCAGACAAGTCAGATGATTACAGATAATTTAACTGGCTATACTTACCATGGTAATCGTAAGATTACTGACTTGTTGAATGAATTAAGCGATAAGAATGATGAACTGGCAGAACTATTATATCCTTTTCAGGTGCTAATGAAAAAGTATGAGATTGATAGTGTGGCGAAACTGGATCATATGTTGATGGAGCAGAAAGTATGGTAATTATTGAAGTATATGGCAGTAATGGAAAAATGATTCCTTATGAAAAAATAAGCACTAATTCATATGATGGTAAGAAGATTAAGTTGCTACTTGAAACATTACCTAATTTTTCAAATATAGAATGGTTGACTTTGTTGCAATTACTTGCAAAAGCAATTGATTATGGTGGTGAAGTTGAGGAAATTAGAAATTATATTGAATTGTTCGATAAAATAAAAAAAATAGTTGACCAAAATAACTGTAAATGAGTAGTTACATCTATATGTAACAATACCATTTACACCAATCTTGAAGGGGTTTTAAGGAGATTTAAGAGGCATTCAATATTTCACCTATTAGCTCCTTGAATGTATCTTCTCCTAACTCCTTCCTTAAAGCATCCACTTTTTCTGATGCCATTCTTTTTTTTTCAAGGTTTTCCTTTAAATTCTTAACTTCTTCTTTCAATTTCTTGTTTTCAGAAGTTGGGTCATGAACTTTTACAATGACATCATCATCGATTATCTCATAATCGTACTGGTGGAATAGTGAAACATTGTTCATAACCTTTGCATACAAGACCTTCTGCCTGATTGGATTAGTCTTGATGTAGGTATCTTGTACTGCAGTCTTACCTCTACCCTGCATCTCATCTATTTCGGCATTGGTAATTATTGACTGCTCTTCATAGGACAAAACTGAACCACCGAGATATGTAGCATTGAATTTTCTCAACATATGGCTTCTGAATCTGCCTTTGCCACCTGCAGTACCAAAGCCCAGTTTCTTGTTGAGTTTAGTGCATACTTGGGCGAAGTAAATCTTGTGAGTATTCAATAGTTTATCAGAATACTCATTCTCTTTTAACTTTGCTTTCGCAATAACCTGAACAGTTTCAGGATTGAGCATTGCATAGTAGGGTTTACCAGTTTTAACTCTGATGAGTTTAGCAACCCATATAATAGTATGGGATTCATCGGCTAACCATTCTAATGCATCTGTAACATCATCGCATTGATGGTAGCGATGAGTGTCCTTAATAAAATTAGTCAGAGTCAAATGTTCGCATTCTTCATTTGACAATCCACCAGTAGCCATCGCCATGGCTCTTGCCTGACATTTCAGACTCATATGAGATAATGCCAGTTTGATTTCATCTTTGGTGAGAATGTCACCATATTCGATGTAATCGTTGTGTTTGCATTGTTTAGGGTCTACAGATGGGATATATGGAATATCCACTCTGTTTTTCTTATACAAAGATTTAATTTTGGATTGGTATTCATTGATAGTTCCATAGACAAATCCTTTATCAATCAGATAGTCTTGGAATTTGATGATCCTATCGTACAACTTGAGTTGATGAATTGGAACTCCTGCAGACTGTTCTGCAAGAGCTTCATCGATTAAAGTGTCAATGTCAAGATTGTGACACTTTTCATAATTTTTGATGGCATTTTTGTAGGATTGCTTGGTGTTTGGTGCAGTCCTATCGATTACCCTTACACTTTTTTTAGACATGATTATATTCTCCTATTAGATGAATATACAATTTTTGTGAGAGCATTTGATAAGTAATATGTAATACTCTCACATTGAAATTGTATTACGAAATTGGAGAAAATATCAATACTTTTCTTTTGACTTCTTCTAAAAATTAGAATAAAAATATTGACATTTTCTTGAGATAATTTTTGTCAAAAGAAGTATATAAAATTGTCGAAAAAAAAAGACCACATAGGATTTTCTCCTATATGGTCTGTTTTTCATATTGTAAAAATAATGCAACTGTTGATGAACCACCACTATTTATTGTAACTGGTAAACTAATAACACTTTCAGAACCTAATGTGTAATCAGGGAATAATGTGTTTGCATTTGTACAAGCAAACTCATATGTTCCTTCAATCATTTCACCAAATTCATATCTTCCACTTATACAATCTTGAAGAGTTATCGTATCGACATGATACCCATCCCTTGTTAATTCAAACTCCAAAGCACCATCATCTTCAGTTACTGGGTGTCCTTCTTCATCCAAAAATAAAGTAGTAATTTCTGCAGTTAACTCTCCAACTCTTTGAGAAGCCCTTATTTCAAACCCTTGTTCTGTAGAACCAACTATATCTATCCTATATCCTGCAATTGGTTCACATTCAGGATAATACCTATAAGGAACTCCTTTAGATTTATATTCAGGCAAATCTGTAAAAGAATATACTTCGTAATTATTTAAAGTAACTGTATCATAAACTACATCATCCTGCATAAAATCAAAAGTCAATGATGTTAAATCAGAACTGTCAGAAATGAATTTGACATCTACATCAATTGTTTTTGGAGTATGGGTGTATGTCGCTACATAATTAGTTCCAGTTTTAGTTACATTTTTTGTATATCCATAAACTGATGGAAATGAGTTAGAATAATCATCTTTTAATAAATTAAATGTATCTGACCAGTTATTAGTCGGATACAAAAGTAATGTAGTAGTTCGATTAGTTGAATCTTTTATATCCCATCTTAAATGCAATGGTCGAATGCCATCAACATCATCGTTATCATCCCATACTATCGAAAATGTGTTGGATACAGAGTTAACAATCAAATATGTTAAATCGGATGCTATTACATCTACTTCGGATTTATCATAATACAAGTCTTGCATATCTTCAAAAGAAGATATTGAGCCGAATAACTGCTCAAACTCTTCTCTTGTAACTACTTTTAACTGTTCTGACTGTGCATCATATATCAAGTCATACAGTCTGTCAATATCTATTCTATCTTGATAACTCATCTAACCATCCCATTCATAGTAAATTTCTTCTGTTACTGGTGTAGCAGAGTCTTTGAAGTATGTGGTTTCTTCTTTTGCACTTTCCCTTAATTTCCTAATGTTCTGTTGCAATTGAATATCAGGTGCTAATTCTCCTAAACCGATTGTTGTTTGCAGTCTTGGGATCTTGTCATGTTCAAATGATAATTTGATTGAATTGACTTCCTTTACACTATTCAATTTCTTTGCATTAGCTACTGTCTTTACAAGGTCACCTAACTGTATATTCGGATAATTCGGAACAGTTATGGTGTATGTATAGTTCTGTTCAGGATTATACTTGTCTGATTGTATGGCATTAAAGTATGCTTGTGCATTACTGGTTTCTTCTGATACAGTTTGTATGGTTGTCATCTCACCATATTCAAGTACAGAGTCAATATCTCTTGTTTCGATATAATTATACTTGTTATTTGATGATTTGAATACACATAAACTGGTATTGAACATCGAATTAATCGGTTGATAAGTAATACTGTTCCATGATAAAATATTGTTGTTATCTCCTTCTGTGGCAGTATATGATTCTTCGGAGTTATTTGCTACTCTGAAATGTATTTTATCATCTTTACGATGTGTTCCATACTCCATAGTGACATAATATCCACTTTCCTTGACAAAGTCTTGCATTAAAGAGTTTACAGACTTTCCACAACTTGCGACTGTATCAGATTCTACTCCACGATTATCATCAAATGTAATCTGATACAAGTCCAATTTACAACTGGACTGGTCATCATTAGCATTATCCAGTTTATACCATGATGTGTCATCCTTATTGTCTTTCGGCTTGATTTTAGGTGCAATCATCTGTATATTATGCAGATAGAACCTTGCATTCTCATTCTTATGAACTGCACTTCTCAAGAAGTAGATTAAGCCATCGTGTTGGTTTGTTGAGTCCTTACCTATTCTCAAAGTGGTTTGTTTGATAGAATTGTTAACCCAATACAAATTGAACCCTGATGTAGTAACATAATCGCTTGATGGAGTCTGTGTGAACTTAATATATACTGCATATTTCTTCGCATTAAATGACTGACTCAAACTGTAAGTTAATTTTAAATAACCTTGAAATGGTTTATCTTTATCATACCCTTTGGTATGAGTAACTTTTGTAGTTTGGGATTTAGTGGTTGATGTTTTTGCCTTAACATTACCAATCGAAGTACCTTTGTTTTCTTTAATAGTTGTACCTTTGAATGATGCTCCGATTGGATAGTTATTGAGCATTGTATTGTATCTATCGCTCCAACCTTTCTCACGATAAGGGAAATCAACCCACTTGCCATTAGCATCTTTATAAATGACTGTACGATGATTAGATACACTTGGTGTACTTCTATACTGTTTAATCTTGCAAGAAACTCCATACTTCTTCATTTCTGTGAATATCAGGTCAGAGAATGCCCAACAATCTCCATATCCACATTTCTTCATTGATGAGTAACTTGATGAACCTGCACCCAGTTTGTACTTGTATTTGAATGCAATTTTTGTAATGGAATCGATTATATCATCAGGAGTGACTTCTACTGCAGAAGTTGGAACTGCAACCATATTTCCACTCCTTAATTTATCTTTTTCAGATTTACTGGATGCTACTGTTTTAGATACCTTTTCTAACTTATAGTTTGACCAACTGTAATGTTCATATCCTTCGCAAGAGTAATCTGCATCACATTTTTTACAGAAGATGTGTCCTTCTATTCCACCACCTTCATTATTTCCTCTACAAGGAGCATATCCACCTTCACCATAATCTATATCCCATACAAGGTTATTTGAGCCACAATGTGGGCATTTTCTTTTGAATACTGTTTTAGACCATCCACTCATCTTATCTTTACTTGCAGATGGTTTACCAATCGCCATCAAGTATTTACCATCTTGACTGACTCCACATTTGGTGAACTTCTGACTACCTGCAGTAGTATCTGATGTATCTACCTTCTCTGTAGTTTCAGAGTCATAAGAAGTCTTTGCTTTACCTAAACCATAAGTAATGTGCATATATGGGTAATTGGTAATCTCTGGTGGTTTCTTTGCAGTTCCTTTCGCTTTATATAAATCCCATACTTGTTGTTTGGTTGATGTTGGATTATTTCTCAATAATATGTAGTTCTTTTGTGGTGTAGACTTACAATTGGATGTTCCAACCTTCTTAATCTTTTTGGATTTTCCAAATGTTAAAACTAATCCTTGTTTAAACTTCTCACCATCAACAGTATATTTAGAACTGATATTGGAGTTCAATGTCACTTCATGCATATCACAAAGATATTTCAATACTTGTGGATATGAATTGAAATCATGATTCATTGTTTTCTCATAGTCAGTTTCCTTTAAATCAGATGTTCCACCATTCAATCTGATTTGGTCTAATACATATTTATTCTGACCATCAACCAATCTATCTGCACAAGCAATAGTCAGTTTAGTCCTATCAGAATCAGGAAGTATCGAAGATATGTATCCACCGAAGATTTGAACCAGTTTGCCTTCATTATTCTTCACATAGAAATTGACTTCATCACGATAATCCATATAGAATCCTGAAGGTGAAATGGCACATTCAAAGTCAGGGTCATAGAATATTTCGGCAGATAACTCTGTTGGTTTAACCATATCACTATTAGTGACTGTACAAGTAGTCAGAACCATATTGCTATGTTCTCCACTTGAATGACCACCATAACTGTTATCACCTACAAATCTGATGATTTTATGTATAATTACTCCAACCATATAGCAATTGTGTGGCACTTCTAACTGGAATTTATGTGTACCTTCTGTTAAATGCTCATACAGTTTAATTCTCTTCAATACATTGTTTTCACCATCAAATTTAACATCTGATTTAGTTCCATCAATTGTAATAGAACCTACAAGGTCTTGACTTGTATTAGTATTCTTCTTATTGACTTTTTCGTGAATATTATTATTCTGCTCATATATAATATCGATACCATAGTCACCGACTTCAGTTGCTTTATACTTGAAATCGAATATCATTGGATTCTGTCTGTCTGTTGCTTTATAACAGTTCAGACTCTTCCATGATGTAGCAGTTGCATTTTTGGATGCTTTTAAAGACTTATCCTTCTGCACATATGCTTTTGTAAAGTTGGGATCATATGAGAATATCTCCAACTTCACATATTCATCGTATGGTCTGATAACTGATTTACGATGAGCAGAATAATCTCTTTCTATGTGTTTACTATCCATTTATCTTAATACATCTATTCTTTGGTCTTTTTGATTGATGAACTCCATAAAAATATTTATTGGGTCATCAACATCTGTTTCACCTTCAAGATGTGGTGCTATAACAGTACAAGGACTTTTAGATAAGCAATCACTCTTCAAAGGTTCGCCATTCGGTCTTATAACTTGCAGATAATTCCCAGTATTATCATACATATTCACATACCTTGTATTATTGCAATACACATCTGCATTCTTGATTTGAGCATAAGGTATCGAATACTCTTCATATTCACCTTCATTAAACATTATCTGATTGAAATACAATGGGTTTTCAGAAGTAATGTTGGCAGTTCTTAATTCTATTTGGGTATATGCTATATCATCGAATAAGTCATTGCCTAATTCAAATGTTCGTGTTTTAGTGGTATATTCAGTAGTTATAACCCATCTTGGTGATGTGTAAGTGAATATTTCAGTATCATACTTGTCGAAACAATGCAAAATAAAATATAAGGTTGATAAATATCTGCTTTTGATATGGTTGATAGTGAATGTAAGAGAAGATTTCTCAAACATCACTTCGGTTTTAGGGAAAATTATCCTATAATTGATTTCGCTCATAATCACCTTTGCAGATTTTCGAGAAACCATGATGGATTAACTGCTAATACTGTTCCATCCATACACCAGTTGCAGTATCCACCATTATCCAATGTACAAGCAGGGTCACGATAAAAGACTTGACCATCCTTATTGGTTATGCGAAGCCTTACATGACCATCCCCACCTCTACATTTAACATGAATACATTCGACCTTCTTATATAATCCTCTCTGTATGAAACCTATACAGATGTTGTAGAATACATGACAACTGTCAGTACAATTGACTCCTTGTCTATTCTTCATTCTGTCAATTGACTGTCTATTAGAGTATACATCATCATAATAATATCCATATCCTCTACCTGATATTTTATCCAATGCATCATCAATACAAGAAATATTACCAAATACTTGTACGAAATAATTGAATACTGCATTAGATGTTTCAGTTTTCGGAGTAAATACCTTTGATGTGATATTACAGTATTTAGGCATCTGTTTGTGGTCTGCATAGTATACAAGGATTTTAGCAAACATATAAATGTACAAATCACAAGCAACCCTATAAGTCTTGTTGGATTGAGTCTTAAAGGAAATATTAGTTGGTAACTGCTTATTCTTCTCAACATACTTAATGAGTCTGTTTGCCATATCAGTATATGATGATTTGTACACATCTCTACTGATGTAGTCACCATCTGACCTTTGTGCTAAATCAAAATCAATCTTCTTGACATCTTTGTTAGGATTAATGATTGCCTTTGCGATATAATAGATCCATTTCCTTGTACCTGCAATCTTGTAATCCTTCTCAACTGATGCTTTAATATGTCTTGCTTGTGTAACTATTCTATCGTATTTATAAACACTCATAACTCTATTCTCTTAATTTTCAATGAATAAAACTGGAAACTTGCATCTTCATGTCCAAGTGGTTTTAAACTAATGGATTTCTCACTAATTACTTGTGTCCTTAAAATAAGCTTATCATTCATATAGATGCTCACATAACTGTCTGCATTAGCACCTTGCACTATTCGGAGTTTACCAGTAGTTAATTTAAACAATTTAGTATTTAGACCTTCCAATCGCCAATCAATCATATCTAAATTATTCTGATTGATAATGTTCATTTCTATTTCAACAGAATAACCTATATAAGAACCTGCTTTACCGAATGATATAGGACGTCTATCTATATTATCGGAAATTGTGAAGTTAATATATTTACTGTATCTTTTGTATGCTCTGCTCATTACAAGATAGTGTGGATAGTCAGAGTATCTGTTAGGTGTGATGTACAACATTGTATCTTCAATATTTACTGATGCAGTATAATTATTAACAGTAGCAGTAGCAATATTATCACCTACACCAGTACCATTATATACATACTGACATCTACCATTAGCATCAGTATCCAATGTAGCAGTTTCACCACTTGCAAATGTAAAGGTTACTGGTACACTTCTAATTCTACTACCAGTTACAGTAGCAGTCAATAATGCAGTTTCACCATCTTGCACAATAGGTTTGTCAGTAGTTAAGGTTAAACCAGTAACACCTATCGCATGAACTTGAATACTCTCTGAACTGTCACCACCACAAGTAGCACTATATGTACCATCATTAATGTAAGGTATTGTAATACTTGCTACACCATTACTATCAGTAGTAGCAGTATAAGTAGCAAAGGTTACAGTAGCACCATTGACTGGATTATTATTGTAATCCAATACAGATACATTAACCTTATCAGTACCATCACATAAGAATGTAGTAGGATAACTGGTAATAGATACATTGTATCCTATACTGATTGACTGACTTTCAGTAGTACCATAAAATACTCCACTATTAGTTGCAACTTCTGCAGTTATAGTATGGTTACCATCTTCAACATTAGTCAATGATACAGTAGCTTGAGCATTACTGTCAGTAGTTACTGTTGTATGCTCTACACCATCAACATATATCTTAACACTTCTATTAGCATATGTGGATGTAGCCTTAACACCAGTTAATGTGATAGTCTTACTTGCACTTCCAGTTGGGAATATTGTATTGTTATCGAATACTATATTCACCTTATACTCTGCAGGTATATCCATTGATGAAGTGATAGTCTTTGACCTACTACCCATACACCTCTCATTACTGTTGAATACTGCATAGAACTTATGTTCACCATAACCAACCTGCAGATTAGTGAAGGTATGAGTCCTTACATTTGATGTTGTATTGAATGATCCAATCATTTCCTCATCATCATAGAGATTGCAGACTGATGCACCTAAACATCTTAATACTTCTGCTCTGATAGTGACATAGTATCCTTCAAATCCATAATCACCAGTTTTTGTGACTGTTAATAGAGTATCGGTGGTTCTTGCATATCTTTCATCGCCACGAACCATAAAGAACTTCTTTGAAACTTCCTTGTCATCTTCTATGACTTTATCATAAATTGTGCTTATTCTTGGCATAATTATTCAATTGTAATAGTTGTTTCCAATTCTCCTGCACTATAATTCTTATCGCCTTTATAGACTGCTTTGAGTTTGTAAGTCTTTTTCTGTGATAAAGGATATGCAATAGTTCCAGTTGATGATGTAGTGAAATCTCTTGCTTTTCCATTGACAAATAACTGAACTCTTGTATCTCTCAAAGCATTTTTACCAACCTTGAATTTAAACTTAACTGTATCACCTTTTTGGAATGAACCAGTAGTCATAGTAACTGTAGTGGGCATTTTATTGATTGTAATCCACATATAAGTTGAACAGACATTTTTATTATCTGCTCTGAAGTATCCACCAATTTTCCATTTACCTGCATTCCAACCATCAATAGGCACATTAATTATTCCTTTAGAGTTAGTTGTATGACTGTCAGGCAGTCCATTAGGTTTAACAACTTCAACAGTCCTATTAGGAACTGGTGCTTTTCCTTTGGTTAATTGGAGTTGGAATGTTGCACTATCACCATAAGTGAAGGTTTTCTTTGACTTATCGACAAATCTTAATTTATATTCACCAGTATCAGGCAATGGTATATCTTCTTGTACAGTCGGTTGTACAACTTTAAATGGGTGTTTAGTTGTATAACTCATATTTAACTGGTTATTACCCTTAAAGACCACTTGTATAGTATGGTCACCACTTTCAGAGAACTGGGTGGTGTATTCATTAGTATGGATAGTATCGACTTCTTCATCATCAATCAATACTGCCAGTCCTTCATTGGTTTGCCATGGGCTAACACTTGAAGATGTTTCTAACTTAAAACCAGTCAGTATATCACCGACATTGTAATTGGATAATGGAATGCGATAAGTAAGCACATTGCCACTTACTGATGGAGCGATTGGGTTACTCCAACTTGTATCATTGACTTCAACAAGCAAGTTGATTGAAATGTTCGTACTTGAATTAGTAGTCAATGATAAAATTAAAACATTATGAATATTCGTTGAATTTATTTCAAAAGACATTTTCACCTACCATTTATTTTCTTTTCGTTTAATTTTATCTAAATTATGATGAGAAGTCAATAGGGCTTCTTCATATTCAAAACAAGGGTCTATATCAATTATTTCATTTTTTTTGGGAAGTTTATTTTTTTTCATAATAATTTTAAATCGGTGATGGTGGTATTACTGTATGTTCCAATCAGAAACATACGAAGTATGGGATACTTATCAGTATGATAATGGAAATGACAGTACACACAATATATGGGATACTCCATTCCAATGCACATTAACTTATGGTTCTGAATATGCAGAAATAAGTGAAAGCACAGAATATGGTTTTATAAGGTCTGCTACTGCTTTTTCAAAAGATTGCACAATAGAATTTGATTATTACAATCACGATGGTGCAAGGGCAAATAATATTTTCCAAATCGTAACATCTGCAAATGCTTATGTTACTGTTATGTCAATGCAATATCTTGATTTAAGTAGTGGGAACTGGTATCATCTTAAAATGACAATTGAAGATGGTGTATTAAAGGTTTATAAGGATAATGCCACTACACCAGTTTACACATATCCATCAAGTGGAAGTATGTCTATTGCAACCGATACTATTAAATTCATAATGTTGACAACTGGTGATACAACAAAAGTCAGATTTAAAGATTTTAAAGCATATTCAGTCTAAATCGGATAAACCTTGAAGTTTTTGTATTTCAAGGTCTGCCCACTACTCCAACATTGGAATCCAACCATTGCAGTTAAACCAGTAAAACCACTCTTTTGACTAAATGGTGAAGTAGCATCATCTTTATAGTATTTAACAGTTTCACCATCGTATACAATCTTGTATCTGCCTATACTGTTAATATAAGGGTTTTGATTTACGCTTCCATCATAGGTTTGTAATACCCAACTTCCAGTAATTTCAGTTACTTCAAATTCACAAATAAAAGATGGTGAGAAGTATATTACTTTTGTACTGTCTGTTGTTTTTTCTGTTGCTGGTCTGCATTGATTTCCAGTTGCAGTTGTGGTTAATACTTTCATATCCCCATCTGTACTAATGTTTATTGCATTGTTTTGATTCCACCATTTTGGATTTGATGTTGGACACATATCACAGAACAATGTATCAAAAAGACTGTAGGTTTCTGATTGTAAGCTACCTTCAACAATCGGATTATCAGTCGATGCTACAATGTCTACTTCACCTTTTCCAGTTCCCACATAATTGTTGCTACATCTTGCAATTCCTTGTGCATTAGTTGTACCAGTTCCAATTAATCTATAACTCACCATAATTTATTCAATCCTCTCATAGAAGTATATAGTTTCTCCTTCAATTGCACTTCCATCTTCATCCTTTAATTTTGCAGTTAATTGCACTTCTTCATTTGTTTGAATAATTGATTTATCTCCAGTTAAATTCAATGTTGTAGGTTCGTATGCCTCATAGAAGTATACAACTTGATTATTTACTGGATTAGTACCATCAGTAACTTTTGAATACAGTTTGCACTCATCACCAGTCTGCATTATCTGTTTAGTTGGTGTAATATCGATTGTCCTTGCTACACCATCAGATTCCTGACTCCAACTATATGTTCCGAAACTACAATCTGAACCTTCAATGAATATTTCATCAGAATATGGATAAGAATTATCGGCTACTCTGAATGTTATGTCAGTATCTGTTTCAACAGAAGATGGAGGGTTCTCTGTATACCAATGCAAGTTAGTATCAATGTTATCTTCATCAATGATTTCTTCGATTGTTATATCATCTGCTTTGATGGTGTTATCTCCACCAATTGAAGATGGCAATAGGTTATGGTTATTCATCAAGTCATAATAGACTGGCAAATCTTCAGGTGGGTTACTACCAACTCCTTCTGCCCATATCCTTGTGAATATTGTATCTATTGCAATATCCTCATCCATATGATTGATTTTGATGTATGGGTGACCACGATAAATAGTGAATATACAATCAGATGCTTGTACTTCAATCATATCATCAGATATTGTATTCAAGTTCAAATCAGTATATTTACCTAAATGGAAAACATTTGTTGTAATATAACTGTCTGATTGTGGATCATATTTGCCCAAATACATATGACCCTGATTATCGACCCTATTGAATCCAAGCCTTACTAATCCATTTTGAATGTATACAATCTCATATCCATAGTTCAAATTAAAAATAGAGATTCCAGTATCGGTTACAAGGTCTGTACCATTCTGATATTGGTAGTATGGTTCTATAATGTATGAGAACTCTTTATCTTCTTCAAACTTGTAATAATAAAGTGTTCCTTCATCACCCTTCCTTGTGAATACCAATTTCCTTCCTGCGACTGGAAATGGGCTTACAAGCAAGTTACCGAATTTATCTGCATAATTGGATGTTAATATTGTATCCTGCACCACGAAATCAAGATAGGACTCAACTGCATTGGAGTCACCATCATCATTCCTATTAGTGAACTCTACTTTATAATAGTAGTCTGCGATTGGAAGTTCGATATTTTCGGCTACAACTTCTCTACCATTGAATCCATCATCGATTACTGTTAATTTTCCATTATTGATTTGGAAATGTAATGTTGAACCATATCTGTCTGTTGGATTAGCATCAAGGTCATCATCACCTTCATGTGCTAAATCAGTTCTGAATGTGATGTCTTTCCTATCTATTTCAATATCACCTATTGTGAATATAGCTTCACCCTTTATTTCAGATATTGAATCTTCACCATTTTCTGACACATATGAGATTTCGATGTTGTCATATTGATAGGAGAATAGATTATTTCCATTCTTATCAATTATCCTTATGATTCTTTCAATGGCATTTTCTTTAAATTCATCAAGTATTGTAGAAGTCCAGTTAAATGACACTTCAGATGTATGTGAGAGTGGATTTACAGTAGTTATGTAGATATGCTCACCATTATCTATACTGAATACATTTCTCTCTTCATCATCAATGACTACATCTTCGTAATCTTCGGCATAATAGAATGTTCCATCAGTATCTACTGTAAAGAACTTGTCATCGGATGTATCTGATAGATTAGTTCCACTATGGTAGGTTTCAGATAAAACAGAAGGTATTTCATAGTCATCTAACTTACCTTCATCTGAAATTTTGAACCTTGTTTTTAGGTTATGAGTTAAATACTTGACATCTATGTCGCATTTGTACCAATGAGGGTTTGTGAGTTCTGTTTTAACCGAATAGACTTCACACCATCCGCGATGGTTCAAAGCATCCCCTTCAAAACATTTATGATTAGCATTGATTGGAATAGGCTTATCCATATCAATTAATCCCTGAAGAGTAGTCACTTGTTGTGGATGCAACCTAACATTCAAAGTAATATCTTCATCGGTTGCTAACTTCTTACCCATATACCTTTTATTCTTATAGGTTGAGTTAAGCAATGTATCCTTATATGTTGATTTGGGGTCAAAATGTAAATGTTCTAATGGGATACAACCAATGTAGTCTAAATCATCCCAAATGTGCAGATTGATGTCACAATCAGACATAATCATATTTTGGTCATACTCATCAACTATACAGTCAATAAATGATGTATCTGTTTCAATCTGACTCACTAAACGATGATTTGTAATTCTAATCTGATTGCTACCAGTAGTTGCAGGTATGCCAATATAAAATTCATGAGAGTCAAGAATATTGAATGTTGCAGAACCAACTTCACTTGATACAGTTTCTCTGACATTGACAGTCATATTGCCAGTATCCAATGGATACATACAATATCTCAAGGATACAAAATAATCAGTCGCTTCAGGAACTTTCAAAGCACAATTATACTCACCTTGACTGATAATCTCAACACCTTCACCACTTAACTCCTCATTCAAACTGAATGGAGCATCTGATTGTGGAATCCAACCATGAGATTCATCAGATGGATAAGCAGTCAACAATACTGTACCATTATTAGATTGACCTTTAATATTGATAGTGGAACAGAATAATTCCAATTTACGAGCTTCAGTATTAGCCAAAATAGAAATGTCACTTGTACCATCATTGACATTAGTCATATGACCATAATACCAGTAACTTGCAGACTGGTCTGCACGAGATAATGTAATATTACTTAAACCATTCTTCTCAACCCTAACAGTCATTGTACAAGTATATGAACATTTAGCACAATGTGGAACAGTCCAAGTATGATTAGTTGAGTTATATGTAGTGCCTGATGAAGTTTTAACACTCAATACTTCTGTACCCCAAGGAATATCGAATTGAGCAACCCTATTACCACCACCACTTGCAGGAGAGTCATTATAAAACTTCCAAACAAGTTTCATAGTTTTCCCAGTCAATATAGGATAGGGATCAGATTGAGTACCATACCATTTCTTATATTTAGCACCTTCAGGAGTTATAGCATCAACACTATTCTGTATATCCCTAATACTTGAATCAGAACTGTTAGTGACAGAAAACTTGTACAATGGAATATCATATTCGACTTTAACACGAACCCAAGCAATATGTACTCCTACTTTCATAACTCCTTTAGAGTCATAATCGCCTTTAAAAGAATTAGGTTCTTGCCAATGCAAGTCTAAACCAAATTTAGTAGTGTTGAAATTAGAATTTTTATAACCACTATCCCTTAAAGTGTCCTCATCCATCGTATAAGATATAGTTTGCCAAGTACCACTTAATTTTTTTGATTTAGGAGCAATCTGATAATATCCATTATCCCATCCAGTAAAGAAACCTTTACCTTCATCCTTCTTCTTAATACTATTGTTATATATCCTAAAAGAACCAACTGGTGCTAAAACATCTAATTTATTATTAGATGTCCTTATACGAACTTGATAAGTGATTGATTTGATTTTAGCATTGTCAGGAATATTCAATCCGAAATCGTGGAATGCAATCGGATATGGAATATTAACAACTTCCTTCCACTTGTCTGCTACCTTCTGTTTAGATGATTTACCATACTTGTCATATACAGTCTTTTCTGTATAATGAGTAGCAACTTTGGTTTTAGAATATCTTGAACTTGCAAACTTGTCAGTATGACCAATCGCATACTGCTCTGTATTCCAATTCTCTTGTTTAGGGAGATTTGGGTTTACTTCGGCAGTACAGACACCAGTATATTTCCAACCAGTATTCTTCTCATATTCAGTTGCCATATCTCATACTCCAAACCAATCCATCGACTGGAAGAATCAATGAACCATCGAAAGTAAGTGTTTTATCCAATATACAGTAAGCCATCACATAACCAGTACCATCTGCAATACTTACGAGAAATATTCCTCTGACATTTCCTTCATTCTCACCAAAATCATATGATACAGTAGAGTCACCAACACTCATAGTCCTTTCGCCATTAACTCCTTTACCCCATATCAATGAGCAGAAACCATCATCTGCTCCTTGAGTATTCAATATTGTCACAGTATCATCACGAAGAGTACCATCTTCATCTATACAGTTTTCGATGTTTTGGTCACATTCAGATGCAAGTATGAAACGATAATTTTTAGTTATTCCATCCATATCGGCAGTATCGAAACAGTCCTCACGATTCATATCATCAAGAAATCTGTCTACTCTTGTAAATTTAAAACTGCTAACCATATTAGATAAAACTCCATATTATCAACTTATCATCAAATATGACTTTATTAGTCACATCTACACCATTAGGAAATATTGAATATCCCATCACATATTTCGTATCTTTTGCCCTTAAGAAAATGCCCTTCAAATTATAGTGGGCTTCACCGACATTCCAAACACAATCGCCATAAACACTTATAGTCTGCACATTATCTGATGAATCCCATATAAGGTTTACAGATTGAGTACCGACAGAATGTACCATTTCTGAATCAAGCACATTACCATCTAAACATTCTTCAATGTTATTCGGACAATAATCGGCAAATACAAACTCATAATTATCGTGCATTGCAGGAATAAAGAAGTCCATATTCCATCTCTCAAAGAATGATGGACTTCTTGTAAAATCTATAAATATACTCTCACTAACTGCCATAACTAAATCGCTATTGTATATGGGTCATTAAAGTGTTTTTGCAGACCCTTATCAATTCCTTCCTCAATTTGCTTATTTAAATCATCTACTCCATAAACTGGTTCATTGAAATTAACAGTAACTTCAACCTTTGGTGGTTGAGAATTATTAGAACTGCTCCTTGCACCTACATTAGGTGAACCTGCACTCCAACTGCCTCTTTGTTGCCATGCAGTAGTATCCATCTTTTTACCATTAATTGTAGCCCATACATGAGGATAAGTAGTTCCATCAGGGTCAACCCAAGTACCATGAGTAATTCCACCACTAAAACCACATGATTGAGCGAAAGCTATCAGAGCATGAGCTCCATCCCAACAGTTACAAGCACCTGCTTGTAAAGCTCCTAACCAACTACCTTTCCAGTCAGAATTGTAATAGAAACGATATGGAATAGCAGAGAAGATAGATTCTGCCATAGACTGGAATGATGCGAAACTGATTTTAGGAGAACCATTCTCAAAATCACCAACCTTATAATTAGCATTAGTAGGAATACCACCTTTCAACTTAATAGTAGGTGACTTCATACCCCATTGGTCAGATTTGTTTTTAATATGATTGTAATGTGTACCATTCCAATCGCCCCAACTACCAAATCCACCAGTTTCAACCATAGACAAGAATGCTCTAACATCAACCACATCAGTAGAAGCCCAACCATCAAAGATACCATCACAATCACCATTCGGACATATCTTCTTCTTAAGTTGAGCGATAGTCATAGTCTTATCACCAGTATAAGTGCTACCTCTACCACCACTATATTTTCTACCACCAGTAAATGATGATGCTATTCTCCTACCTGCAGTAACATTCCTATGTGTACTACCACCATGAGGACTACCACCCCAACTGGAAGGATTCTGTATCTTACGATAGAACCCACCAATAGTAGTTGACAAAGAGTTAAAGTGTACTGTTGAATCGTGTTTCAATCTGTTCGCACTTGCAACAATCTGATTCTTCATATGATCCCAAGCATTAGTCATCTGATGAGTAATGTTGGATGTTGAATCTCTCATCTGCAATAATGACTGATTGGATTTTGTATACATATCATTGTATGCAGTCAGGTTTTTCTGTTTCATTGAATTTAATGCAGTTGACTGTTTAGTCTGCATACTGCTATATGTAGTTGCAACATTAGTACCCATTTGAGAAGTAGTGCTATTTACTGCCATACTCATGTCATTAAATGCAGTAGTTGTAGTAGTACCCATCATTTGTGATGATGTTGCTACCATTTGGGCATCACTTTCGTAGGTTTGCACCATACCACCAAGACCAACATCAGTATTGACTGCAGAAATACCTTCCTTAATCTGACTACCATAATTATAAGCAGTCTGATAAGCAACATCACCTGCATTACTAATCGCTTGTGGAATATACACACCAAACTCATTAGCAATCAGTTCTCTTGAAATAATGGAAGGTGAATGCATATCCAAAGCATTTTTAATACCATTCAAGATTTGAGAACCGATGTCATGAGCAGTTGCATAAGCTTTTCCTGCCCAATTAGAGATAGTAGTGATTACATTACTCATTTCGGCATTAATATTACCTGCAATACCCTGATGACCTGCTTTCTCACCATCTTTAATGTTTTCACCAATACCATGACCCTTATCATGAGCATTATTATTCTGTTGGGGAATCAGACCTAACATTTGAGCAATATCACCAATAATAGGTATCTCACGAATCTTCTGCTCAACACCTTGTTTTAAATGGTCAAGCAGATTATAACCAGTCTGCCTTGCATTTTCATTCTGTTGAGGTACAAGACCCAACATTTGAGCAATATCGCCCAATATTGGAATAGAAGCGATACCAGTCTGTATTCCTTGTGTAAATGGTTGAATAATAGAAGTGTTAACATAATTCAGGATAGACACTCCACCATCATCAGGAATTAAAGCATTGATTAATCCACCCATTCCAGTAGTCATTACTCCACCAATGAATGACAATGGATCTGCAAGGAACATATTGAATTGGGTCTGTAATGGAATAATGATATTATTATTCAACCATTCCCAAGCCCAAGAGAAGTCCATTCCATCAGTAGTACCGAATATGGCAGATACAAGATTACTAATTCCAAAAGTATCTGCAAGACCACTCAATGCCTCTGCCCAATCAAAGTTTTTGATAGCATCAATAATACTGAAAACAAGATTGGAAATCCAAGTGGTATCGATTTTCTTCATACCATTGAAATCAGAACCACCACTAAATAAATCAGTCAATGGTTTAAAGAAATCAGTTACTGGTTTGACAATATTGTTATCCCACATCTCTGTAAGAGATTTCCAAGAGTCATCTAATGATTTTTTAGCATCATCAACCCAATCACCAAATGCTTTACCAAGGTCAGGGAAACTCTTAAACATATTATCCCAAGCTTCACCTAAATCTTGAGGAAGTTTCTCCCATTCGGAATTAAAGTCATGCCACCAGTTAGCTAAATCTTCTGTTTTATAATCTAACCATAACTGGAATGAATCGATACCTGCCAACATACCATTCCAAGTACCTTCCCACCAGTCATCAGAAGTATTGTGGGTTGCAGAGTGTTTCATGAAGTTATTATAATGCTCCATGTGTTGTTCTCTTTTATTGATAATATCTTCTTCCTCTGCACCTCTATCTTGCATATTCTGAACCATAGTTCTGTCAGATTTAGCAAAATCATCCTGTTGTTTGTGGAGAACTTGTAATGCTCTATAATAAGTGCTATATCCTTCATCCAAACCAGTAGCATATTCAGAGAGTTCTTTCAGACCATCATCACTAATGCCTAATCCTTTTGAATTAGCCATAGTGATTTCACTTAATTTGGTTGGGAGAATAGACAATTCATCATTATATTGTTGAACAACTTTTTTACTTAAATTTAATTTATTGTTAAAAGTATCGACAGATGCCGATGCATTTTTATACTCTTCTGAATCAGTACCAAGAGTATCTGCCAATTCTTTGAGGTGGTCATTGTTGGCTCTGACAATTTCATCACTATTATCAAGTGTTTCATTAAATGTTTTCATTTTATCCCAATGGGCATCTAATCCACCTGATAAAACATAAAATGCTCCTGCAAGAGCAAGAATAGCTCCAATAAACCAAGTTATTGGATTCATTAACATTTCGGCAGTAAGAACACCTAATGCTTCTGCAAAAGTTAATGTAGTTCCAGTAGCAATTTCTTCTCCAGTAATAACTGCAGTCAAAGCTCCAGTAAATCCTATATTTGCTCCTGCTTGTTCTACTGTAGCGACTGTTTCTGCTTCCCTGCTAATGATTGATTTATTAATTGCACCAACTAATCCATTCTCTGCAAGTTCTTCGGCAGACAATCCCAATATTTTACCATAAATCGCTTGAGTAGAACCAACTTGTGCAACTTGCTCTGCAGTCAATCCAGTAATCCTTTGAGCTATAGCTCCTCTTAACCCACTTGTAGCAACTTCTTCTGCTTTAAGTCCAAGAATAGTTGCACCAATAGTTCGAGTTAATCCCATTTGAGATATTTGAAGCAAATTTGCACCAGTACGAGCAGTTACTAATGCTAATGATAAATTTCTTAATGCTAATACAATTGCACCTATCTTAACTGCAGTAGCAGTCCAACTATCTGATGTAAGCCAATTCCATATTCCACCTAATGATTGTGCAAATGTACCTGCAACATCCATAATTGCATTAAATGTTCCAACGATTGCAGGTTGAACCATATTAACCATATCGGCAGACCATTCCCCAAATCTGTTTTGGAGGATAGTAAGTATGTCATTTAATGAATTGGCTTTCTCTGCGAAGACATCCCAGTTCCTATCCTCACCTACTTTCCTTAAAGCATCTAATAAGGAATTTACATCAGTTACATCACCATTCCAACCTGCTTCTTTGAGTTGCTCACCTTTAACACCAGTTTCACGAGATAACCTTTGGAATTGTCCTTGAAGAACATCCTTAACTGCAAGTGAAGCTTCATTTGCATTCCTACCTGCCCTCAAGTATTCAGATGTAATCATAGATGTAACATCCATCGCTTTAATCATCTCATCAGTAGTCAAGTTAAATTCGACTCCAATAGATGAAATGGTTTCACCTAATGAATACTTGTTAACCCTTTGGAATCTCTGAACAGTTTGGTCAAGTGCAGAATTGAACTTCTCAACTTCACCTTGTCCGAAGTTCAACATTTTAAAGTAACCTTCCATTTCAGACTTCGCATGAATAGTTTCACCAGTAGCGACCAATAACTTATGGGCGAAATTATAAGCCAACATAGAACCAACCAATGATCCCATCATACGAAGAGATGACATAGCTTTGCCAAGTCTTGAAGTAGCAGTTGAAAGTTGATTAGTACGAGCAGTTGATTGAGTTAAAGCAGAAGATTGTCTTTGCAAACTAACAGTTTCCTGATTAGTTGCTTGAGCAACTTGTTGCTTTAATCTTTTAACTCTTTCATCAGAAGATGCAATCTTCTTCAAATCCATATCATGTTGAGTAGCAATGCCATTAAATGCTTTAACACCATTGGCTAATTGAAGGAACTCTGCAAATAATGAACCTGCTTGAGCTTTAACAACATTCATGGAAACATCCATTTTATTGAATGCCTGAACACCACCATTAGCAAAAGACATTAAATCTGCTTTAGCTTTCTCAAAATCAGCACCCATCTGCTTAATTTGAGCTTGAGTTTCTTTATATTGTGCTTTCATCTGTTTAGCACTATAGATTGCTTTCGCTTCAGTATCAGACATTACTGTACCATAACGATACAGTCCTTGTTGCATTTCACGAAGTTCCTGCTCAATTTGATTATAGGAATTTTTTAATTGTTCATTAGATGATGTAGCAGAACTTGTACTGCTTTGCAACTTTTTCAATATTGCATCTAATCCTTGAACTTTAACAGAAGTGGATGACAATACATTTTGAAATGACTTAAAGATATTAGTCATAGTCTGCATTGATTGTTCAGTATTAACTGCATCTGATGAAAGAATCTTCAGACCATTAGCCATTTGATTAACTGCTTTAGACAATTTACTAAAAGTAGAAAGACTCTCATTACTAACACTTCCCACCGTCTGCAAAGATGATTCTAATTGAATAAGAGCTTCATTAGTCTGATAGATTCCATTTTTTGCAGAAGATGAAGAAAGCTTATTCAAATTAGTAACTAATTTCTCTACTGCAGAAATAGATGAGTCTATTGATTTATTAAAAGGTTGAGCATTTAAACTTAATATTGCTTCAATACTTCCACCAAATGCATTAGCCATTATAAACCTCTCCCAATCATTTTAATAACTGATGTTCCATACTCAATTGAACCAGTAGTAGCACCACCAATCGAATTGCCCATTAATAAAGATAAATAATCTGCATTAATCATTTCAAACATTTCCATAGAGCTATCAGTAATTCCTTTTTGTAAATAAAACTGTTCTCCTCTTCGTGGATGTTGTTCTGTTTTTATAATATCATGTTGATATTCTGCATAATGAAAACCACTGTCTTCATCTTCTGCATCATATCCTACCATTAAAAAAATATTATATCCATTTTCGAGATATTGGAACTCAAATGACTGCTCCAAATCACTTGTATCTAATGGAACATATGGCAAAGTATTCTGTTCAATCAATAATGCAACTTTAATCATAGTATTAACCATTTGTGGAAATCTACTACGAACTTCATTCATTTTTTCAATGAACTCTTCTGCATTAACTTCTATTGTAATCATTCTATTGTCATCTCATCCACTAAATCATTCACCATTTCAGAATTACCATCAGGTCGCTCTTTATATTCTTTATTATTCTTATTATACTGTTTCTGCTCCTCTTCTATTATTTTCTCTTCCATTCGTAAGAGTTTAGAAGTAGTCCATGTATCTAACTCCCAATAGTCCTTAACAGACAATCCTATGCCTTGTATTCTACGAACCAATAAAAAATATTCCTCTAACATAGCTTCTTCAATCTGCCATGATAAAGGAATATCTGAATAATCTATTTCTTCTGAATCTTCTGATATTTCAGAATCATCAGAATCTAACGAAAAGAATCTTTAATAATCTTCTGATACAATTTATCTACTTCTTTTTGCTTAACACCAGTAGTAGCAAGTCTATAAAGCTCTGATAAACGAGGAGCAATAGTTAAATCAGTAGAGTCGGCTTCTTCAATCTCTGATGCATCGAAATTCTCAAAGATTTTGGAAGCAAATTCACCATAAGAATCTCTTAATTGTTGATCCAAATCTTCATAAAATTCTCTATCTTCCTTCTCTGCTTCATCATTAGCTTTCCTTAATTCATGTATCTTCTTCTGTAACTCAATCTTTTGTTTAGTTAAAGCAATACATTCACGAATTTCACTATCAGAAGCATCATCGAGTTTCTCTAATAATTCAATGTGTTTATCAATAGCTTCCTGCTCATCGGATAATTCAGTTAATTCAAACTGATAATCTCTTGTGCGTTCGGCTAATGGAGTTATCTTGTCTTGTATCTCTTCTATGGTTTTTTGATAATCCTTTAATGTTTTATTTGCACATCTTTGGAATTTTCTCTCTTTACCACAAAATTCGAGCTTTGCATTCATTTTAAGAACCATTTTCGCATATACCTCACAAATAATAGGTAGTGGGGTGGTTCGAACACCCTAAATTGCCTTGTCGGATAAATACACTTCACTACCAAACGAGATCGGTAGGAATCGAACCTACACCGATGCCCATCACAGACACCACTATGGAACAAGTCCATAAGCATTACCATTTTGCTACAATCTCAAAAAAAATTAAAAAAAAATACTACACCTATGGAGATGTAGTATTCGCAGTATTATCAATATGTAAATCTGCTAAATCAGTAGTGATTTCAGTTTCAATGAAACTTGCAGTTCCTGACTCTTCGATGTTAGCTTCTAACTCAATTTGTTTAGCATCAGTACCTGACTGCTCTGAATAAGCAGAAGTAACTACACATTGTGGGATTTTAACAATGGTCTTGTACTTGTAATCAGTATTGCCTATTTTACCATTCTCAAAAATGAACCAAATGGTTTTAACATCGTTTTCAGTAGTTACAGTAGTACCATCAGATGTACCAGTTTCAAAAGTCTTTTCAAGGTGTCTTGTATCTTCGTTCCATGGAACAGTAATAGATACTTCACCTTCACGATTACCTAAAACTTTTGTAGATTCACCGAAATCATCACCACTACATGGAACACTCTCTAAATTGTTATTAACAGAGAATGACCATTCGAGATAACATGGATACTCATATTGAGCGATTGTTTGTTCAGTATAAGTTCCTTGTGGAGCTATGAATACTCTAACATCTGCACTTTTAGGGAATGTAGTAGTTGCAGGTAATACTCTTGTAGGGTTCTGTTGATTGACTTTCGGATAATTAGTTGAATAAGTTGCAGTATATGTTGGTGCTTCTTCATTTGAACCTGAACATTCAAATTCACCTAAAAGAGCATCTTCGTACTTGTATGCATCTAATTCATCAGGAGATTTAGCAAATCCATTAATCAGAGTAGCAAAGTATGGGTCTTGTGGTTTATTCACATTAACCTTGTAAGTATATTTGTATACTCCTTCTGCTACTGTTTCTTTGAGAATAGCATGGTTATCAGTTCCATCATCAGAACCTAATAATAACAACCATACATCTTCCCAACCTTCTTTATATCTTAATTTATCAGTATAAGATGGATTGGCAGTTGCAGATGTACGATAAGAACTCATACGAGTTGTTGCAGTACCCATGTGTCCTTCATCATCTTCCATTTCGATTTCTCTTTCATGATTAAATTCAGAACCACGAACGAGAACTAATGGGTCTGCTTCTTCATCTAACTGTAATCCTCTAATACCTAAATACCAGTAATGATAAGATAAATTTGGAGCTACTTTACGAGCCATAATCTATTTGTCCTCTTTTTTAACAACTTTTTTTGTATCTTTCACTTCGTGGAAAACACCACTTGCCTTCAATGAATTAATAACACCAGTTAAATCATTCGGAACATCGACAACCATGCCTTTTTTAAGATATTCATCTCTTGACATGATATTGTAAGCTACTAATTCAATAGAGAAGCAGTTATCTTCCCCAGTATATTTAAACTTCATATCTTGTACCTAATATCAAAAGAAACTCTCAAAATGTTTGAGAAAAAAATCATGTTAAACTGGTTAGCTTCTTTTCTACTATTAAACATCAAAGCTCCAATACTTCGACTACCAGTTTCCTTAATCTCATAAAAATCTTCCTTCGCACCATTAAATTCGGCATCAATAAGAATGCGAGATAACTGTTCTTCATAATCATACAATTCTGACTGCAATAGTCTTTTATCGATGGTTTCTGTATGTAATCTGATTTCCATGTGTCTAACATATTCTACACCATCAACACAGTATTCTATGACTTCCTTTTTACCGACTTTAAAGGATACTGCAGGAAGAGAAACATTCGGATTCATTTCCGAATCATCAAAATAAACATCAACATCTTTAAACTCTTCAGAGTCTTGAATTATATCACGAAGATTAACTAATATCTGTTCAAATACAGACATAGTCTACCACCTGACCTTACGATGAGTAACTAAATCAGTATCTATGAATATGATTTCATCATCTGCAATTCCATGAGCTTTCTTGTAAGAGTCGATAGCTTCATCTACGACTGCAAATAGCCATTTACCATATGATTTAGCGTTCTTTTGCTCATCATTCATTACACGAGCTTCATATTCCCAAACAGACATCCAACAGTATCCTGCAGTAGCAGTATAAACATGGTCTGCCAGTTCATCAGGAACTTCTTCCATATGAAGCCTTGACAACACATAATACTTACCATTCTCATAGAAAGCATCTAACTGTTCCAATGTAAATGGAGCATTGTTATCTCTAAAACAAATCTCATGAATTTTAAAATCAGAATTATCAGGTGTAACTAACTCAATCGCCTTAATGTTAGTCAAATTACGAGATGTTTCACTCATAGTTTGACTCTTACGAATTTTGAATATGAGTTGAGTTGGAGTATTTGGATTGATGGTTTTAGGTTCTGCATCGAGAATAATCTTCGGATCATATCCTTGACTATACTCTGAAATATTCAACTTAATATCTTCTGATGAATATTCAGAACCTGCTTCAAGTAATACTTCGACATAATCCAATCCACTGAATTGTTGTCTATTAGTTTCAAATAAGAAAGAATCGCCTTCATAGATGATTGGCACTTCTTCTTCGGTTTCTTCATCTATGGCATAAAAATACTCCTCTACTGGATATATTCTATCCACAGACTCTACTTTCAAGAAGTGAAGTATTTTATAGTATTCTTTCGTTTTAAGCAATTTATATGTCCTCTAAACTTAAATGTTTGAAATTATCACCATCGGCAACAATCAGATAACTACCTTCTTCGTTATGTACAACACCGATGCCATCGAATTTTTTGCCGAATGCTTTTTTAAGTGCAGATTTAGTTAATTTAACATTAGATTTAACGATAGGTTTAGCATCTGCACCATCTTGTATTTGCCTATCTAAATCTTGCAATTGTGAATAAAGATTTTGTGGGTTTGGAAATTTACCCACGAATAATTGAGTAATATTAAATTTTAGAGCCATAGGAAGTCACTCCTATGGGTCAGGTGTTTGGGCATCTTCCAATGCTTTTATCCTTGCAAGAATAGAACCTTCTGTGGATTCATCACCAATAGCAGTTTCCAATGCAGAAATATCTGCTTTGATTTCAGTATCATCATAAGATGAACTCTCTCCTTCTTCTAAAGCAGTAATTCTATCATCAAACTTGATTAATACACGAATCAGTTGCTCTTGTACAATTTTACCTTTTTCTAAAATTTTAGTACGAATACTCATAATTTACCTCCTAAAAAGAAATTAGAAGGTTTAAATACCTTCTTGGAATAAAACTGCTCTTGGTTCTAATACTGCAAATCCAAATTCAACATACATTTGGATTTTGAGTCCTCTTGGGAGTTCATCGCTCTGTTCAACACGATTTACATTGATGAATGAACCAAAAGAGTCATTGTAGGTATTATCCTCAGGATGTACATTGTAGTACCACATAGCAGGTTGCAGGTTTGCATCGATACCTAATAAACCTGAATCTAATTCCTGAATACCTTGTAAGGACATACCACGAACATTGTTAGGGTCGAATCCATTGATTCTTGTAGCATCGTAATAATCTTCTGCTCCCCAAAGGGATTCTTTAGAAACATACATATTGGTCATGTTGTAGTCATAACCTTCCTGATTATTGAATGCTCTTTGCATAGTTTTGACATTGTTGTCAATTTCTTCGTTACCTTCAGTAGCCCATGATTCAGGGTCAGTATCATATCCAGTTGGAGCTTCTGCATTAGAAATCAATACTTGGTATGCATATCTGTTCAAAGTCCTTTGCATTACATATCCTGCTCTTTCAAGAGTTCTCTGAACATTAGAATAGTTTTTATTGTCAGAAACTGCTTCTTCGGTGAATTGCATTTCAAATCCGAGTTTAGTAACATGACCAGACTCTTCTTGGATACCTGAAATCTCAATTTGTGGTAATTGAGAAGCTTCTTCCATTTCGACTGGTTCGTGTAAGATACCATTCAAAATGTCATCTTCTGCAGATGTTCTGTCAGTAGCAAATGCAAAGTGTTTAGAACCTTGTAAGTCTTGCTTTTTGAACATACCCAACATAGACATGGTTGGGTTCATTTTAGAATAAAGAATAAACTCAACAGATTTAGGGTCTAAAAGTTTATCCATCTTTTCAGTAATTAACATAACTAAATAATAACCTCAAAAAAAGTAATTCGGAAATTTAAATTCCGTAGAATCCTGCTAAAACTGGTAATTTACCACCTTTATTAGCTTGTTTTTTAGCTAAAGCGATAGTATTAGTAGTTGTATTTTGACCTGCTTTATCAAACTCACCATCTTCAACAAATACAACAGAGTCTTTTGGAGCAATAGCAGAATTGTCTGCAACTAAATCTAAATATCTAATATCATGACCAAAGAACTCTACAGTAACAGTTCTTGGGGAATAGTGACCCCATGTCTTATTTTCTCTTGGTAATCTGTTCTTGTCATAGTCAGTCCAATCAACAGTCCATTTCATTTTAGGATTGATGATTATTTTACCAACAATAGCAGTAGAGTCTTTAGAAGCAGGTTTAACGATAATGTGTCTTGCATCAGAATCTTCGTGTAATTCTACATAAGTAGATTTAGTTACTGGTGCAGATACAGTCCACATATCAGTAGTTCTACCTTCTTCATCAATACCATTAGCATTGTAGACTAAATTACCCTCATATACCTTAACTGCGATAGTTGGGCAATCATTTTCATAATCTCTTGCAGGAATACCTGCATCTTTTAAAGCCATAACCTTAAATTCCTCTAATCATTTAAAAAACTTGGTTTTTCACCAAAATTATCTTCATAAAACTTAATCATTTCATCATCAGACATATCATTACCATCATCTTCAGGAATTGGATTATTTCCATCATCTAATCCAACATCATCATTAGCTTGTGGTGGAGTAATGCCTTTATTAGCACCATCATTACTTAATAATTCTTTTTGGAACTCTAACTGCTCCATACTCCAATTTTGTAATACTTGTGCTTTCTCCTTGTCATCACCGACAAGTTGATGAATCAAATCATCTTTTTTAGATGAAATTAAACTATTGTATTTGGATTCCACTTCTTTGAGATGGTCATACTCTTTGACTTTAGTATCAACATCTGCATAGGAATCTTTAATACTTTGTATCTCCTTTTCTTTTTCTTTGTTTGATTTGGTTAACTGCTTAATTTGTGATTTAAGCACACCAATTTCTTCATTTAGCTTCTTATTGTTATCTAAAGCATCTCTTAATTGCTTATCATCCATAGCTCTATCCTCATTCGCCACTTTTATTGAATTGTACACTATGTGGCTTCTTGGAGTTTTTGTATACCCAATCTCTGTCATTTTAATATTTTTTGGGATGTAATATTCGCCCATATCAATTAAATCATAGTTGAATACTGGACTAAATCCCATTCCTTTTAATTCGAGATTGTTTGGTTCATCTGCTTTTAATAAGCCATCTTCAACTATAAAATTACTCATAGCACCTATAACTTCATCAGAATGCTCTTTGGTAATATTAATAGTTCCAGTCCTACTTGCAACTTCAAGCAGACTATTCATATCATAACGAACTGGTTTATCGATGTTTGCATCAGTATAATCCACATCACCAGTCTTAAAGATTGTAATCATAATTAATACTCCCATTTATTCTCTGAAAACACTTCAATCTCTGCCATATCTCTTCTTGCGAGAATTAAATAGTATTCATCAGAATAAATATTATCAATTGGTTCTTTTTCACATCTACCATGTGGATGGTCAAGTGGAATTTCTCTTAAAACTCTTGGTGGCAGACTCTCTTGTATTCTGCACCATTCACATACCTTGTCATCACCTACAGTAATCCAATAATACAGTTTATCTTCACCATAAACAAATTCGAGAACCTTTCGATTTGTTTTTTCTTTAGAATAGATTAAGTTATTACCAACTGCATCTACAACTTTCTTAACTGCTCTCTTGAAATTCGGCAGGATATTGAATGTATCCTTGCTTAAATTATCGATGAAGAACTTACTCTTCACTTTAAGCTCATCTCCGAGTTGATTAACCAACCCATCAATAGAATCTTCCATAATTTCAATCATTGATGTATCTATGTCAAGGTATCCCAATGGGATTGAATAATCCATCAAAGTCTTATTCAGAAATTTTTGAGTATGCTCCTGAACCTTACTGGAAGCAGTAGATTTCAATTCGTTACTCAATGATGTCATCAAATCTTCAATCTCATCCAACACTCTTTGTGGAGTCATCGATTTCATAACCCTATATCTCTGCTCCAACAACATCAGAACTGCAACAATAACTAACTGTTCATCAGTTGTATAGTAATCAGGAGCATAGAATATTGCATATGGGTCATCATCTTCATCTTCCTGATGATAATACTCATCAATCTCTTGAATTTGTTTGACCATCACTCATCTCCATTCTTTTTAGAATAAGTCTTGTATGGGTCATCATCAGTAGTATAAGCAGTAGAACCTTCTTCATTCTTCAAATGATTATTAGAAGAAGCAATATGTTCATCACTTGCAACTAAATAAGGTTCATCTAAATCTACATCAGTAGTTTGGAAAGTAATGTATGCAGAACCCTTTTCTTTACCATGCTTTTGAAGTTCAGGATCAATAAGAGTAGACTCAATCCATTCTTTTAAAAACTCTTGAGCGAATTGGATAAACAAGATATATCCAGTCTTTTCATTAGTTAATTGAACTTGTGCAGTAGAACGATTAGAACTCTCTGATGAATACAAAGATTCAGGAGAAACCAACCCTTCATAAAGCATAGATTTCAATGCTTTGATATACTCTTCAACCTTTGGCAATACTGGATTTCCTACACTCTCAACAGAAATACCCCATGGCAGAGTTACAACACCTTTATTATGATAATTAGATAACTGGTCTGCGACATAATCTCTTGTTTCAGTATCAACCTTGTATTCTCCTCTATCTGCATTACCAAATGTCGCAGTAACAATGTTAGCAGACTTGAATACGATTGTAGGCATCTGTCTTGCCAATGATTCAAGATAATACGCAATATCGATAACATTCTTAACAAGAGATTGACCAACACCATCGATTTCGATTAATATCGGATTGGAAATCTCATCAGGTTCAAAATCAACTGTAATTACATCAGAATCTTGATAGGTTTCCCAAAACTTGATGCCCTTCCACTTTTTAAGTGCAGATTTCCTAACCACTAACTGCTTATATCCTTTGACAGTTACACCATCTTCATCATAAATCTTCTTGATAAGTGCTTTCTCACCATCAAATGCTAATAATCGAAGAGCTACATGACCATCTTTACTGGTGACTTCATAGAACACTTCACCATCGACAAGGTTCTTCCATAAACACTCATACATGAGATTACGAAGATTCCAACTCTTCTCTGCTTCAAGAATACAATCAATCGATTCCTGATTATCACCATCAATCACATATGATGAGATAGTTTTCATGATAAGATTTGAAAGAATACCATATACAGATGGAAACATAGATGCCTTCCTACGATTCTTAATTGTAGGCTTAATCTTCGGTGGCATCCACTCAATCCAATCATTAGAGCGATCATCTAAACCCTCTGTCTTAATGTCATCTACACCAACAGAATAGACCCTATTGGGTTCGACATTCTTAACAGTAGTGTTTCTGCCCCTTAATTTGTCTAAAAAACTCAAATTAACCTCCTAATAAATTTTTAATAAACTTGAATCAAAATCAGATGCAGGTCTATGATTAGATAATTTACCAAAGACACCATAGCAAGTATAACAGAGTGCATCGACTGCATGGTCATTCTTTTTAACTGGTTCATCTAATATTTCACCATCTTTGTTTTTCTTCCACTCATACATCGGCATTTCACGAATAAGATTCTCACAAGACTCATCGATATAAATCCTTGTTTCACGAGTAGTATCGATTTTAGCCTTAACATCCTTAACAGATGGATAAATATTCAATCCTGCACGATGGAACACTTCAATCTTTTCAGGGTCGGCAGAATCTGCATAAATAGAGTCAATATCATCAAAAGACAATGTATATTGACCTAAAAGTTCTCTAATATTGTCAAGGAACTCATCATTAGTCATTTCAGTCTTATATACTTCACCGAGTACATACAACTCTTCATCGTATACACCACATAATAAAAAACAAGCAGGACTGTTCCAACCCCAATCTATACCACCAGTATAGTAATCGAAAAATGTTCTACCATGAGTGCCGACTGACCAATTATTAGTGAAAATCTGTTTAGAATTAGTAATCCACAATCCTTTTGTATGTGTTAGATACTTCTCATAATTAGTTTCCTTTAAGCCTTCATAGACTTTCTTTTGGTCATCAGGAAGGTAAGGATTGTCAAGATAACTGAAATGTACTTTTGCATAGTCAGGGTCATTCTCTTTGTATTGGTAGAATAATCTGTATAGCCAATGAGTTTTCTGTGAAGGTTGAACTACCAAAAGCATCTGACCATAGTATTTTTTGGATATTTCATTACGAATACGAAGGTCTAATTCGATAAAAGCTTCTTCTGAAATCTCTTCGGCTTGTTCCACATATACAAAATCAAGGTTTAAACTCCTAATCTTCTTATCATCATCTAATGGAGTAAATGATATTGTTGAACCATTGGATAAAGTGATTAATCCATTGGATTTATTCTCTTTAAACTCTATTCCATACTTGTAGAGCAATTCATCAATCTCTCTCCATGCTGTTTCACGAAGCGATGGCAGAGTTTGTCTGAATACACCTATACGAGCATTAGGATACTTTAAAGCATATAAAATGACTTTTGTACAAGCAAAAATAGTTTTACCAGACCCTGCACTCCCTTGAACCATCAAATGGCGAGTATCATTATCAATATACTCAAACTGCTTGTCTGTTAAAACTAATTGTGTCATTATTCTTCTTTATTTTCCTTATTTACTTCTGAATATTTCAAAATTTCGATTTTTTGTGCATTATTTACTTTAATCTCTTGCCTTTGTGGATTAGACCATCTCTGTGGGAACATTCTCTGCATCTTCCACATATCTGCACCGACATTACCATTCATGGCAGATTCATGTATTCTCATACTCATGTCGGTTTCTGCTTGAGCTTTAGCCTGTTCAACCATACGATAATACTCTTCGTATGGTGCAACACCATTCTTGCCTTTTCGCATATAAGACAGAAAAGTGTTGTAATTCACATCATTTGCCTTTACAGATGGCTTAACATAATTCCCACATCGTATGAGATTGCAGATAGACTCAATCTTCCTTTTAGAGATAGCTCTTGGATTCCCATCAATATCTTCAGGATTAGTCTTGATTTTTTCATGTTGATTATGAACCATAATTAGCTACCACCCATAAATTTGGAAGCTATGTCGAGTAGAATTACAAGGATAACTCCAGTAAGAATATACCATGTCTTATCATCGAGTCTTTTAATATCTTCCTTTAATTCTTTATCTGCTTCCTTTCGCTCATTCCTTTCAAGTTCTTGTGCTTCGACCAGTTCTTGTTGGTATTGTAAGACTTGCCCATTTGTTTTGTCTTTAATACCTAATCGAACTTTAATGTCTGTTAAGTCTTGTTGGATATTCTCTATCTTGTCATCATGTTTATCGATTAACTCATCATGCAACTTCAGAGTCTGATCCAATTTTAGATTTCCTCCCTACCTTCTGTATCAATTGGGTCATCACCTGACACCAATGGGTCACTATTAGAGTCAACTGGTCTGTCTGCAATATCCTTGGATAAGTACCCTACAAGCCCAGACACTATTGCTAATGCTATTTGTTCGTAATTGCAGAACATTGCAATGGTAGAACAGACAATCAAGCCAGTAATGAGTATAGTTTTGTTATTGAACTCCATATAATCCTCCTTTTACAACTGGTCACAATTGGTCATATATGGCTACACAAGTGGGGAAAAACCCTACTCAACTGGGGAAAAGTGGGGGTCAACTGGGGAAAAACCCTACTCAACTGGGGAAAAAGTCGACTCAACTGGGGAACGATTTTGCCTTAAAATGCTCTAAATTAAAAAAGAAGAACGGAGAGCCATTTTCGCTATTTTTTTCCCAAAAGATACACAAGTGGTCACATATAGATACAACTGCATACCTATTAATAATAATAAAAAAAACAATATACTTGATATTTATATTTGTTACCAATTACAGAAGTTTACTAACTCTGTTGAAATTACTATAAATATTCGATGCTCCACTATTCTCTTATCAATATTGTCAATATTATCAATATTATCAACTTTATCAAATTGACAACCTTATAAGTCGGCATTATTAATATTAAGGAATTATTAACTATTATGAGTATTGAATATATTTTGGGCGAAGTCGAGAGAGTGTGTGATGTTTGCGAGTGGTCATGCCCTTGACAACTGGTAAGTCAACTGGTTACACAACTGGTCGACATTGTCAACAACTGGTCAAGACATGGGCAAGTATCGAACATATGTAGACTCTCCTGAAGAAAAGTGGAGAAGTATCTAAAATATGTCGAAGGAATGGGGAGGCATCTAAAATCTTATTAACCTCCCCAAAATGTGAAAAAAGTTGTACTGACTGCAAGTTTGGGGGTGGTTTGAATTTTCGGAAGGTTACTTTTTGAAAATTTCAATTGAAAATATTAACATTTTAGATTAAAATATTAATGTCTTTGATGATGAAATTGATGTTGATGATGATGTTGATGATGATCTTATTGATGTCTTTGATGAATTTGTTGTTGATGAATTATTTGATTAATTATTTGATGTTAATGATGATGATGTTGTTATTATACCTATATGATATTGATGATGATATATATGATGTCTATTATGATTATGTATTATATCAACATATT